CCCCCCACGCGAGCGGAAGCTGTCCGTTGACGGCGTCTGCCAGAATTCCGCTTCGTCTTCCAGCTTGCGCAGTCCTCCTCCCGGCGTCAGGCGCGTCTCCTGGCCACCTCCGGTAGGAGTTTTCGGTGTCTGCCACAACCCTACGGCGCTCGTCAGCGTGTCCGCATTGCCCCATTCCGAGTCCTCCGCTCTCGCGGTAGGCCAGTATGAAGACTCTCGGCCTGCCGTGCGAGGCGCCCACATCGGAAGCTCGTATACAGCCCCATGCCGCAGTAAACCCCATTTCGGCCAGATCCCTGAGAACCTCTCCCATCCCCCCAATAGCGTCAACTGTGGGATCGTCCACGTCCGTAAATCGGTCATCAGGGCTATCGGTGTCCCTGAGCAGTCCGGAGACGTTCTCTCCGCAGAAGAGCCACGCTCCGGTCTCTCTGACGATGCGGGCAATGTCGGGCCAAATCCAGCGCCCGTCGCCGGTTCCCTTCCGTTTTCCGGCCACTGAGTGCGGCTGGCAAGGCCATCCAGCCACGACAGCATCTGTTCGTCCTCGGAATAAGTGAGACGGGAAACTTTTGACGTCATCCCAGATTGGGGCTGCATCGATGGAACCGTTCCGCATTCCTGCACATAACCGTTCCGCCGCTTGCGTGTTGTTTTCGCAGTAGCAGACGCAACGGAAATCCGGGAACGCGATCTGGACGCCGAGATCGAGCCCGGCAATGCCGCTGCACAGACTGATGTAGGGATGCTCAACCACACAGATCCTCGCTTTATAGGGAGGCGACGGTCGTTTACTCGCCGACTTCCTCCTGGATTGCGGTGAGCGAAACGATCAGCGCGTCCAGCAGCGCACGCTGCTTGCGCAGATTTCGGATCAGGGCATCGAGGTCCCAGTTGATCCTTTGCTTACGCTCCGTGGGTGTTTCTATCTCGCCATTCATTGACTTCCTCAAGAGAGCACTGGCCAAAATTCTTGATTCTCAGCAACTCGGCATCTGTGGCCGCCAGCAAGGCTTGGGGGTTTCTAAGCTTGTCATCGAGCATGATGCAATTGCGGGTGCGCGTGGTGAATCCCTGGGCCTCCCAATACTTCTCGTAATCGCGTTCGGAAGATTCGCCGTTGAGCTCTTCCAGGCCGATCGCCCTTTTCATCCGCGGAATCGACTCTACGGTTTCGTTGAGATCTTCGACCATCGCGTTGTAGCGAGCGACGAGAGCTCGGATGAAACGAGCCAGCTCGCGGGGATCATTCAACCAAATGCCGGCAATATGGGTGCCGGTATCCCCGCCCAGGGTTTCCTTGCGAAAGGGGTCTCCACGATACCTGACGTTAAGCCATGACGGCTCATCTGGGTGCAAGGACACGCCGAGAAACTGCTGATCGTCGCGGCCATCCCGCGACAGAGATGCGCGCGGATACTTCTCGGCCCACTGCCGCTTTTCCTCCGCCCGTTCTTTGGCTCGCTGTTTCCTCTCTTCCCGCGTCATCATTTGCGCCCCAGTAGATAGGCGATGAGCAGAATCAGCGCGATCGCCACGCCCACGCAAAATGCCAAGGTCCAGTTCATTCCGGCTCAACGGCCGCAGCCGCAAACAGGATCTCATCCGGCAGTGGCTTCTCACCGCTGTAGAAGTGGGCTCTATCCTGTTCGTGGACGCTTTCCACCGATGCCTTGGGATGCGCCAGCTCGGCGATTTCGATCGCTTCTTTGACGTTGCGAGCTATGACGGTGCAGGACCGAAACCGGTCCTCGGTGTAATACACCTTGTAGACCCAGCCTTTTATCCGTCGAGGCCGCACATCGTCATAGAGCCCGCGAAGCTCCGCGGTCTCTTCACTTTTCTTGCTGCTCTTTGTCCTTGGCATCGGGGTCCTCGTCGCTCCAGCCATCGCTAGTGCCGTCGATTTCACGTGTGCCCTGTTGTTGGTCATTCCTCCGGGGGATGCCGTGCAATGGCGGCGTTGGCGAACATACATGCGCCATCCAAGTGGCTGAGCGACACATCGCGCTCGGGCGAGGATGGACAGCTCTGCACAATGAGCCGCGCGAAGTTGAGCGCCGCAGCCCGCAAATCCTTGTAGCGCTCGGCCTGCATGCCGTTGGGCGCGTGATAGGTAAAGCGTTTCTCGAGCGCCTCTAGCTCGAGCTTGTCGCGTGCGTCGAGTCCCACGTCAGTTCCATTTCAATGCCGGGTGGCCAAAGTAGAGGAACAACACCTGTGCCGCACCTGCTGTCGAGGTGCCGACGACATTCAAGTAGACTTTGCCGCTCGCCGGCAACGAGACGGTGACGGGCGTATCCACCGTGCCGAGTGCAGGCGTGATCGAAGCAATGTCGGAGGTACCACCGGTGGTCGAACCGACGTTTACCTTGGGCAAAGTTCCGTTATAGGCAGTCGTGGTGTTGACGAGCACCTTCCACAACACGCTGCCCGGAGTAGGGAACTGCACGGCGAAATCCGTCACATTGGTGCTGTCCAGAAAGTAGCGCAGACAGAGCGGCGTCTCGCCGGTAACGGCCGGCACGCCGGCGCCTGCTCCCTGTCGGCTGCATACCGGCCCGGTGAAGTGCGTGCCCTTCACCCCACCTTGGGGTACGGCGGGCAGTGTCGGGGCGGCCATCGGGGTTATCACTGGCTGCTGCTTTGCAATCGGTCTCGGCTCGGCTGGCAGTTGTTGCCCCGCCGGGTGCTGGTGCTGCGGCGGTGCAGGCGGTGCGGGCGGTGCGGCGACTCTGGGCGGTTCGGGCTTAGTCGTGATTGCCATGGGCTGAGTATATCGTGTCTTACCTGAGTTGAGAAATGCCATAGAATGTAAGACAAATCGATGGTGCACTTTTACCGGCCGCGCGAATCGCTCGATCAGTCCTGGCGGGAAGTCGGCCGGCTCTGGCGCTCGGACAGCATTCGCCGGCGCCATCAAACCCAATTGAATGAGGTGCGAGTCGCTACCAGGCTGGAACAGTGCGACCTCTGGCTGGCCTGGGATGATGCGCCGATTACACGGCCGGGCGAATGGGGTGGACCGCATTACGCCATCGGCATTATCGTAACTTGCGCAATGCCACCCACCCTGGTGGTGCAGTTTGCCGCCGCTCGGGATCTGCGCCGGTGGGTAGACATCGCAGTGGCCAGGCTGGAAAATTTCGCGCGGCGACGAGGGTGTCACAAACTCGAGCTCTGTTGCCGTAAAGGCTGGAGGCAGGAAATGACCCGCATCAAGTGGGGCCTGCCCGTAACGATTAAGCGCGATCCGCTGCTGCTGCGCACATTACCCTGCGCGAGGGCCTGAACGGGTCGGGAGATCTCCGTATGGGTTTCTTTGGCGGCGGGACCACTACTACCACCACTCAGCAGAATCAGACCAATCAGTTTCAGCCCGATCCCACCCTGATGAAGGAGTGGCAAGGCGTCATTGGCACCGCCGGCGGCCTCACTGACTGGATGGTCAACAATGCGCCGCCGCAGGCGGGGGTGGCGCCACCCACGGACTTGACATCCCAGTGGTGGCAGAACGCCGGCAATCAGAATGTGACCGGGCCGCCCGAGATGTCCGGCATCATGGGCGGCTTCGCGGATGTGTACAACAACATGTCCGCGATGGGGCAGGACCCGTCTCAAATCAACCTGCCGAGCAATTTCAACTTCGCCCCCGGGGGAATCAATTTCAATAACCCTTACAGCTCAGGCGTACCGCAGATGCAGGGCCCGGCGAACATCAACCAGGACTGGAGCAGCTACCTGGTTTCCCCCGATAAGGTCAGCGCGTCGCAGGTCAATGCGCGCGATGTTAACGCGCCGGCGCCGGTCGATCCTATTCAGTTACAGAACCTGCTGAAAGTCTCTGCCCCGCAGCTCGAGAATTATCAGTTCAACGAGCGGTTTTTGCAGAACGTCAATGCGCCCAATCTGCAGAACTTCCAGATGCAGGCCGCCCCTTCCGTAGCGCCTTCGGGCTTAGCGACCACGCAGAACTGGACGGACCCGGGTACGGCCCAGCAGTACATGTCGCCGTACACCCAGAACGTGGTCGACGTGCAGACGCAAAAGGCGATCCAAGACTGGCAACAAGCCACCGAGGGCCAGCGCGCGCAGGCCGCTGCATCCGGCGCATACGGGGGCAGTAGACAGGCTGTCGAGGAGGCAACAGGACAAAGAGATCTGCAATTGCAATTAGCGCAGATCCAGGCCACCGGCCTGCAAAACGCCTACCAGCAAGGGGCGCAGCAATTCAACACACAGCAAGCCCTGGGTCAGCAGGCACAGCAGTTCAACATTCAATCCGCCATGCAGGCGGCGCTGGCGAACCAGCAGGCACAACAGCAAGCAAACGTGCAAAATCTGTCGAGTTTTCTCCAGACCCAAGGGTTGGGGGCACAGACCGGGTTGCAAGCCGCTATGGCCAATCAAGGTGCGAATCTCAGCGTGGGCGGACAGAATCTGCAGGCGCTGTTGCAGACACAGGGGCTCGGCGCCGGCCTGGGCATGCAGGCCCAGCTCGCCAATCAGCAGCAAGGCTTGCAGACCGCATTGGCCAATCAGCAGGCGCAGGAATTTGGTCGCCAGCAGCAGATGCAAGCTAGCTTGGCCAATCAGCAAACAAACCTACAGGGCCAATTAGCCAATCAGCAAACCGGTCTGCAGGCAGCGCTGGCCAATCAGCAAACGGGTTTGCAGGCCGGCCTGGCCGCCAAGCAGCTCGGCATGCAGGGTGCGCTCGCCAATCAACAGACCGGCTTGCAGACCGGGATCGTCAATCAACAGGCGCTCATGCAGGCGCTCGCTCAACAGTATCAGGGAGGCCTCGCCGGCGCCATGCAGACGCAGCAGCTCGGCATGCAGGGACAGATCGCGGGCGGCCAACTGGGGTTGCAGGGCGCGCAGGCCCAGGAAGCACTGCGGCAGGCACAGCAGGGAATCAATCTGAGTGCCGCAGGGCAGGCGGCCGGCGTGCTGAATCAGATGGGCGGCATGAACCTGGCCGGCTATCAGGCAGGGCTGATGGGTCTCAGTGCACAGCAGCAGGCAGCGCTCTCCCAGCAGGGCATGGCGCAGCAGCAGCAGGATGTGGCGACCGCGAATGCCTGGCAGAACCTAATGACGCCGCTACAGGCGCAGGCGTACATGGCTTCGATCCTCGGCCAGCAGCCGGTGCCTTACACGACCACAGGGCAGATGACGGGCACACAGCAGGTAACGGCGCCGCCGCCGAGCATATTCGGGCAGCTCCTGGGCGGTCTGCTCACCGCAGCCGGCGGTGCGGGCGCGCTCGGATGGAAGCCCTTACAAAGCAAGACTGGTGGTCTCGTCAATACCGCACACAAAGCCCGCGGTGGCCGGGTGCATGGCGATGCGGCCGCGGATCGCGCGCAGGTGCTCGAGATCTTGCGCGAGAAGGGGCTGACCAGGGCTCACGGCGGTCTGGCTTCGGTGATGTAATATGGCAACGAATTTAGTGCAGCTTTCCGAGCAACTGAAGAACCTGCCCGACCAGTGGCTCGCCCAAGAGATGCAAAATCCTTCCGGCGCAGTTCCTCCTTATTTGATCCTGGGTGAGCTGCAGCGGCGCAAGCTGATGCGGTCCGGGGCGGCCACGCGCCCGCCGGCCGCAAGCGTTGCGCAAGATACCGTTGCCGATACGTTACGTCAAATTGCGCCGCCGCAGAACCAGGGACCACCACCGCCGCCGGGCATGACGCCGGCTGCACGCAACCCGCCGATGCCCGGCGCCCAGCCCCCGCAGAACATGCCGAAACCTATGGCCGATGGTGGCTTGTTCGGCGATGATGACGACAACGACGAGTACGGCACGGGCGGTCAGGGAGAGGCGGACCGGTCGATCGATGATGACCTCATCAACAAAACTGCGGCCAGGCATAACGTCGATCCCAAGCTGGTCAGGACCGTCATTCAGATGGAATCGAGTGGCGATCCTAACGCTGTCTCTGATGCGGGTGCACAGGGCGCCATGCAGTTGATGCCGGGGACGCAGAAGCAATATGGCGTCACCGATCCCTTCGACTCCGAGCAGAACATCAACGCCGGCACTATGTACTTGCGCGATCTGCAAAACCAGTTTGGGAACGATCCGGCATCCATCCTCGCTGGCTATCATGCAGGCCCGGGTGCTGTCGGTAAACCGCTCGGCCCCAAGACGCAAGCCTACGTTGACAAGGGCATACAGCTCCTGAATGCACAACCCGACAAACAGTACGGGCCTTCGACGGAATTGTCAGGAGCTTCGACTGCGGACACATACCCATTCGCCGACCAGGCTTTTTTCGGCGGCGAAGGCGGACTGCCTACCGCTGGCGGCCCACTGGCACCGCCGCCAAAGGCGCCGCCGTGGGCGCCGCCCGAACCGGAGACGCTAACCGCGGCCAAGGGCGAGACGCAGGCCGCCGCGGAAAATATGGCCGACGTGCTGCGCCGGCGCCCAACCTACGAGGAGGGGAAATACAGCAGTCCGGAAGCATTTGAGCGGCGCAAGAAGATGCTCGAGACACTGATCCCGGCTGGAAATTACAGCACGCTCGAGAAGACTGTCCAGGATTCGTTGGCGGAGGCTAAGAAAGACCTGCACCCGCAGATCTGGCAGGTTCTGCTTCAGCTCGGTATGGGCATGCTGTCATCCAATAGCCCATACTTCGGCACCATGGTCGGGCAGGGCGGAATGAAGATGCTCGACGCCATGGAGCGTCGACGCGCGATCGCCCGCGAGAATTACCTGAACGCAGTTAAGCTCGGCTACGAGGTGCAAAACAAGAAGGACACGTACAACGAAAAGATTGGCGAGCTGAACCTAGCGCAGCAGAAGGCCGAGCAGGCCGCAGACTTAACCCAATACAAAGAGTGGAACGACGAGCGCAAGGATGCCAAGACGCGCGTGCGGCAGGCCTATCAGGCACAGGTCAAAGCGCAGGATGAGTTCCGCAAGGCGACCGATTACACCCGCGAGGAAAACGCCCGCGCCACCGAGATCATCACGCAGACACCTGGGGTCGTGCGCGATCCGACGATATCGCCGGGGAAACAAGTGGAGAGAGATATACCCACGCGCGTCGGCGAGATCACCACTGCCGTGCAACCGAAACAGCAAACTCCACCGCTATCGCAAGATGCGCTCAATTACACGATGGATCTGTTGCAGAAAGACCAGAAGTACTGGCAGATGGTGCCGCCGGGTAACCGGCAACAGGTGCTCGACGAAGCGGCTAAACGCAAGATCACTATTCCGATCCTGGATGCCGGCGTTCGTTCCTTAGGTGCCTCGGGCTTGACAGAGGATGATTTCCGGCGGGAAGGCGAAGAGTGGCAACGCACGGGAGCCATGGCGGCGGGGCGTGATGCGGCCACCCGCAACAGGATCATGCACTTCGGCAACGAGTGGGCGCGGGCTAACGGATATAGTCCGCTCGATATCGTGAAGATGCGAGCCGCGTATGGCGGCGACAAAAAATCGCTTGGGGAATTTAAAACGAAGCGAGATCAGATCGTCAGCTTTGAGGGGACGGCGCAGAAGAATTTGAACCTGATGCTAGAGACCGGTCAAAAGCTGCTCGACACGGGATCTCCCTGGCTGAACACACCATTGCGCGATATCAACCGGAACCTGCTTGGATCAAATGAGCAGGCAGCGTTCGACGCCGCGAACCTGGTAGCTAACAATGAAGTGGCGAAAGTGACCAGTGGCGGAGGCCTGGGAGGCGTGGTTTCCGACAATGCGCGGCACGAGATGGATAAAGCCACAGGCAAGGGTCCCACGATCGGCAACATGCTGGCCGTAGCCAAGATTCTGAAACAGGACATGGCCAATCGGCACACCTCGATGGACGAGACCCTGGCTGACATTCAAAACCGCGTCGGCACTATGCCCGGACCGCCGCCACCACCCCCTGGAACCACAGGCGGCGTAGATACAATCCGCATCGGCAACAAGAAATATAAGTACAAGGGCGCTGGCCCCAAGAAAGATATCAAGAACTGGACGGAGATACCGTAATGGATGACCAGCTACCACCAGGCGCAGTACCTGACACGGATCTACCTCCTGGAGCCACGCCCGAAAGTGAGGAACTGCCTCCTGGAGCTGTGCCGGATACCTCGCCGCCGTCGGCTAAGCCTAAACCGTATGTACCGATGTCGGTGCAGTGGGGCGTGCAGGATAATCCGCTTCTCCAGATACCGCTCGATTTCATCGAGGGCGCGGGCGGTAAGGTCTTATCGACCGTACGTGGCGCTTCGCAGCTCGCGCACAAGGTAATCCCTCAGATTCCGGTACTGCCGGAAGAATACACCAGTACGCCGCCAACGTGGAGCAGCAAGATCGGCGGATTCACCGAGCAGGCGGGGGAATTCATGGTTCCTGCCGGCTGGGCTGGTAAGGCGGAGAAAGCCGCCACCGCGTCAACTTGGATCCCCGGACTATTGAAACCTGTGGTGCGCGCCGGTGTACAGGCCGTTCCCGCGGCGACTGTAACGGCATTACAGACCGGTGGAGATGCCCGTGCCATGGAGATCGCCGCAGCCATCGCCGCGGGCACGACGGTGCCAATCCCGGTGGCGAAATGGGCCCTTAATAAGCTGGTGGCAAAGGCAGACCAACTGACACCAGCACAGCGGGCAGCCGTGCAGTACCTCCAGCAGAAGCTGGGCATCTACCGCGCCGGCATGGCAACCGGAAATAAGTACGTACAGGGCCTGCATGAGGCCGCAGAGAGTACTCCGGGTGGGGCGCTGGCGACCGCCGGCATGGACAAGGCAGAGACGGAAGCATTGGCTCAGGGCGCCGAGGATCTGACGCAGCGGGCGCACCCGGCATCAACAGAGATTCCCGAATCGGCCGGCCGCGGCGCGCGTGGCAGCCTGGCTGCCTCTAGCCAACAGTTTGCCGACGAAGCCGACGTCGCCTATGGCGAGGTGCGTCGAATCGCTAAGAATCCTGTAAATACGCAAACCGTCGTACAAGGCACCAAGGAAGTTCCTGCTCTCGATGTTGACGGCAATCCGGTGTACCTCGGCGGTAAGTTGCAGACCAAGAAGGTTGACATCACCGAGGACATTGCGCTGCCCGTAGACCTGAGCGACGCCCAGCGGCAGTTGAAGCCAATCTACGACAGGATCGTGACCAACTTGGGTTTGGTCAAAGCGCAAATGATGCCGGGCTTTCAAGCGCTGGAAAACATCGTTAATAGCAAACCTTTCCAGCCGGCCATGGATGTGGAAGAATGGCTGGGCGCGGTGAAGAAGTTAGCGCGTGAGGGTTCGGGTCGCAGCGCAGGTGCCGCCAAGAAGGCCATATCGGAGGTGCAGGGAGCAGTCGATGATGCTGTTTCAGCGGCCGACGATCCAAATGCGCTCCAATATCTCCAATACGGCCGTTTCTCTCGCCACGCGCAGGCCGGCGCCGATGCGGTGCTGGATGAGCTGCGAGCGGAACCGGTCAACGCTTTCGAGCAGCTCACCACACGCCGCGATAAGGGCATCGATCTACTGCGCACCGTAGCTTCGACGACGAAGCCGGAGACGATGCGGGCACTGGGCCGCGCCTGGCTCGAGGATGCTTTCCGCAAGGCAACTAGTCAGGGCGGATTCGGCGGTGCCAAGGAGCTGTGGTCGCGCTGGGTAGAGCTGGGCGACTCGACCAAGGGCATCATCTTCGAGCCGGGCCTCAAGGACGAGCTGGATAAGTTCTTCCTGGGCGCGCGCATGATGGCGGATAATACCTTCAATCCGTCCAAATCTACCGTGCTGGGCCACATCATCGGCAGCACGGTGGCGATGGTTGCATCGCCCCACTATGGCGTGCCCTATAACGTGGGCTGGGGCGCCGTAGCAAAGTTGCTGCGATCGCGCGCCGGGGTCGAACTACTAACGAAAGGCATCCAGACCCCCACCAACTCGGCAGCCGCGCCGGGGCTCGCCGTGGCGATTGCACGTGCAGCCGGCTGGGCTCCATCCAAAGAGGAGATCGAGAAAAAGCGGATCTCCATGACCCCTCCAGGCTTTGCGCGTGGTGGTACGGTGCTCGATCGTGCGCCTGATCGTGCGGCGGTGCTGCGTTCGCTTTATCAAACCGGCGGCGCGGTGGGCCCGGTGAATCCGAAATACCAGACTGCTCTGACGCCTCAACAAGAGGCGCAATTTCAGAATTGGGTGAAGCAGAATAACGTGCCCTTTGATCCGGGGCCCTATGCAGACTACGATATGCGCGGTTTCTGGAAGGGCATGACAACCGGCGACCCGCGGGCCAGGACCGGGATCAGCCCGTACGACAAACAGCTGCATTTTACGGACACATGGAAAACTCCGTACCACCGAACGTTCTCCAACGAATCGATCTACGCTCCCAAGGATGCTCCGCATTGGGAGGGCGACCGGCTCATCGACAAAGATGGGAAGGTCGTAGCTGACGAGACTCCAAAACGCATGCAGACGGGCGGCGATGTGGGTTACTCGGCCGGCGAGGCGATCCCGTTCGAGCCGTCGCAGTTGCAGTACACGACGCCCGAGGGCACCGAAGTCTACACGCCTCCGCCCAAACGCTACACGCCGCCGGCTGCGATGGAAGAGCCCGAGGGTGGCCTCGGCCGCTTCATGGAAGAGGCGCTCATCAATCCCGCCGCTCAACTGGGCGCCGGCACGCACGCAGTTACGGGCTGGAACTTGCACCTGGGAGCAAACATCCTGGACCTGCTCGACAAGGGGGCTTCCGGCATTGCCAACTTAACGGGCACCACTAAGGGCGGGGCTTTCAAGCAGCTCGCCGACATGGCGCGACAACAACAGCACGACGAAGAGCAAAAAGCCGCAGAGTTATCGCAGAATCGCCAGGACATCGGCAGCTTGCTATGGCGTGCCGTACCGCAGGCGCTCGGCCAGTTGCCGGCTTACATGGCCGGCACTGCCGCGTTTGGTCCCATTCTCGGCATGGGCGGCATCGGCGCGCTCGAGGCGTCCGATCAGGGACCTCTCGCAGCATTGCGCGCCGGCGCCGAGGGGGCACTCACCGGCGGCATGATGCACGTCATGGCTCCCGCGTCGCGTGCCGTGCGCGCGCTGATCGGCGGTGGCGCGGCCGGCCTGCAAGGATACCTCTCGGGTCAGACTCCCGAGCAGGCGCTGGCCAGTGGCATCACCACCGGCACACTGTCGGCGCAGCATCCAGGTGGCGTGACGGCAAGTGAAATTCTGGCGCGCATTCCCACGGGCAGCGAGCGAGGCAGTATCACGCTGATGCCGCGCGCTCCAGGTGCACCACAGGCTGAGCCGGCCGAGCCTGGTCGCGGCATGATCACACTGCCTGGCGGCGCCCCACCGACTGCAGTACAGCGCGATGAGCCTAGCTTTTTAACGCCGCAGGGAGCGGTGCCCCCGCGCGGCGATATCCCGGGAGTGCTGGGTGCTGAACAGCGGCGCGTGCTCACCCCGCAGGAATGGGATCTGGTCGACAAGTACTCCCAGATGTATCCGGGCTTCAGCGAAATGGTGCCCTACATGTCAGCGCTCGAGTTGCAGAAGACGGTCGCGCTACCGGGCAATGTCGAGGCACTGAATCAGTTGATGACGCAGATCCCGAATGAAGCGAATGTGGCTGCGGTGGCGAAATTCGGCGCCCCCAAACGCGGCTGGTACCGCGGTAGTGCGCACGCCATCATGGACGTCTTCGGCAACGACGCACCACGCTTCACCGCATTGCTGGCTGCCATGAGCCCGCGCACAAGCGTAGAGGCAAATCTGTTCAACACGCTCATGACCTGGAAGAACTGGAACGCCGCCGGCCGACCGACAGACCCGAAAGCCATCATGGACATCATGGCGCGTTCGGTGCAGGGCCAGAAGGGCATGGAAAGCGTGCTGGGTGCGTGGAGAGACAATGCCATTGGCGCTCTCAGTACTGAGGATCCGGTAAAGTTCGTTCTCTCCGGGCCCAAAGTGGACAGCTTCTACCATAACCTTGGCATGGATGTGATGAGGCTAACCAATGATGCCTGGGTGGCCGGCGCCATGGGGCTGCACCCGGATCTGTTCAGTGGCAGCGGCCGCGGCGCCCGTCCGGGCGATCCCGGGCTGACTCCGGGCTACATCGGTACCTCGATCGCGCAACGCCGGGCGGCACAGATGCTCGGCTGGCACCCGAGCGAGGTACAGGAAACGATGTGGTCGGTCGCCAAGCCGGCCTATGAGATGCAGCGATCGACCGGCATGGGCGCGCGCGATCTGCTCCAGCGTGGCCTGATCACACCGCAGGTGATCCGCGATGTGCCGGACTTCTCGAATCTGATGAAAGACGATCCGCGGGTGCGAGAGATGCTGGAGCAGATGGGGTACGGCCCGCAAGTACAGGCGGCGCGCAGATTCCAGTGGCCACAGAGCTTCCCCTCGCTTTCAACCGCAGAGCAGAACCGCGCACTCGAGATGATGCGTACGCTTGAGCAGTTGAAGGCGGGCCGCGCTCTCGAGAGCGGTTCGGAAAGAATGCCGGCGGCGCGGCAGATTACAACGGATCCGCGTAGCATCTACGGAGCGCGCGGCAAGCCGGAAACTCCGCAATACGTGCCACCGGCCTCGGCATACGTGTATGCTCCGCGCGAGTTCACCCCCGGCGCCGGCATCGGCCACGGCGCAGGCTACATTAGTCAACCTTATAGTAAGCGTGCAGCTCTCACCGGGAGCCAGGCGGCTGCACTGCAAGATATCCAAGGCCGAGATATTCTCTACCCGCAAGCCGGCATAGAGTCCATTCCAGCACGGCCGGCGACCGGGCTATGGTATAGCAACCGTGGCCGTGAGATTAATCCAATGACCGCCTTCGGTCTCCATACCCCGACTGCTGGTTGGGACCTACCGCAGGAAACCGTCAACAAGATGCAAGCCATCGAAGCCACCCTCGGTATGTTCTATGGGCAGCGCGGCATGAGTACAGTCGGATTCCTGGCGAAGCCCGGCGGAATGAATTACCACTTCGAGTCCGAGGGAAAGGTTCCTCCGCAAACGATGGAAGCGGTGAGCCGCATCCTGCGCGGCCCTCTGCAGAACGGTCAGGTGGCGCTGGCTGACACCGCGCGCGGGACGACTTTGATGAATTTCACGGGTCAGCCGCTCGATCCCAAGCTGCTAAAAAGGTTGGAGCCTCTGTTAAGTCCGCAGGGGCAGCAGTACAAAGAGGGCAATACTATCGGCACCTACGTAGATTTGGCCAACAACTGGCTGCAAAAGCCGGGATCTCAGATGGTGAGTCGGCAGGTTCTCGGATTGTGGCAGCAGGTGGATCCGCACATATGGGCTGCAGTGGATAATAACTTGAAATCAGTAGCGGAAGCGGCGCTGAAGGAATATCAGACGTGGCCAGGTAAAAAGATGAAGGTCCGGTCAGACCTGATGAGGGCCCTTGATCTTTCCGCACGACATGGCACGATGGGACTTGTCGGGGAAGTGGCCAAGGGAACCTTACTGCCGGCAGTCGCCGCGGCAGTACTACTCCCTTCGGTTAAGTCGGTGCTCCAGGATCAACAAGAAGAGCAGCCTATCGCTTCCGGCCAATGAAGGTCATAGGTTCGGTGCAGTTGGCCATGTTGTCGTACATCCTCTTGCGATCCGCCGCAGGAGCCCATCCCCAGCCAAAGAGCGAGAACTTGCCTATTACATACTCGCCGTCATCCATCTGCCACTCGACAGTGCAGAATTCGCCTTTGCGGCTAATGGAAAGGACGCGTGCATGGCGCCGCTCGGCGTCGGTCAGGTCCTCCGCGGCAAAGCGCTCCCGTTTCTCATCCCAGGCTTTCCTCTCTTCTGGCGTTGGGAACCCCGGGGGTCGGGGTTTCTTCGGTGGCTTGTATCCTGGCCCTCCTATATTATCTGGATCGTCTTCATGCATGATTGCTCTCCTATCATTTGATTAATTCCGCCATCTTCCGTGCGGTGGATTCCAGGTTGTCCTCCGAGGCTGCGGCCAGCAGCTTGCACAGCTTCTCGTGGAGGCGCGCGCGTTCCCGTTCCGCGGCGCCAGACCGTTCCGCGGCCAGCCGGCGGTAGTCAGCGATCGCCTGCTCGAGCAAACTCCGTAACAGGTCCGAGATACTCGCGTGCGGATGCGCGCCCTGATAGTCGCGCAGCATGTCACCCGCGAGTAGACTGTAACTTGCAAGCTCCAGCCGCAGGGATACATGGCGAGATTCGGTAAATGTTTTAGGACGGCCGACCATATGCGATCACATTATCGCGCTTTTGTGGGATGAAATGCAAGTATGACTCCGAGCGAACAAGCCCACCTTCGCCGGCGCCTCAAGGGCGCTGATCTCGAGGCGCTAGCCCTCGAGATTGCACAGCAAAAGAATGCGGAAGCGCGTGGGCACTTTATCCCGTTCGTGAAAATGGTGTGGCCCGAATTCGTGCAGGGCCGGCATCATGCGGTGATGTCGGATGTATTCGAGCGCGTCGATAAAGGCGAAGTGAAACGCGTCATCCTGAACTTGCCGCCGCGCCACACCAAGAGCCGTTTCGCCTCCGTGCTATTCCCGGCGTGGTATCTTGGCCGGCACCCGGAAGACAAGATCATGCAGTGCTCGCACACCACCGGCCTGGCGCTCGATTTCGGCCGCGACTTGCGTAACCTCGTAGCATCGCAGGAATACCATTCGATTTTTCCCGAGTTGACACTCACGCGCGATGCCCGCGCCGCGGACCGCTGGAACACGCAGCAGGGAGGACAATACTTCGCGGTGGGGAAGACCGGAGCCGCGGCCGGTCGCGGTGGCAACCTGGTAATCATCGATGACCCGCACAGCGAGCAAGCCGTAATCACCAACCCGAAACTCGACTTTGAAAAGACGTGGAAGTGGTATCTATCGGGGCCTCGGCAGCGCTTGCAGCCCGGCGCCACCATCATGGTCGTCATGACGAGGTGGGGCGAGTTGGATCTCACCGGCCAGTTGCGCCGACAGGAGATTGAGGATGAAGACGGCGAGGCCTGGGAGCTGATTCAACTGCCGGCAATCCTTCCCTCGGGCGATCCGCTCTTCCCGGAATACTGGTCACTCGAGGAGCTCGAACGAACGCGCGCCACTATGCCCGTGCAAAGGTGGCAGGCGAACTATCAGCAGGAACCCACCGCGGAAGAGGGCGCCATCATCAAACGCGAGCACTGGCGCGACTGGCCCGCGCACGATCCGCCGAGCTGCGAATTCATCGTGCAATCGTGGGACACCGCATTCAGTACCAAGGAATCGGCGAACCGCAGTGCCTGCGTCACCTGGGGTGTGTTCCGACGCCAGATTGCGAGTGACCCGCCGCGCATTGAAACAGGAATCATCCTGCTCGACGCCTGGGTAAAGCGAGTGGATTTCCCGGACCTCAAGACCTGGGCGAAACGGCTGTACGATCAATGGCGCCCGGATGCGCTGGTAATCGAGCGCGCCACCGCCGGCATGCCGCTCATGCAAGAGCTGTGGAAGGCCGGTATTCCCTGCACGGAAGCCAATCCTTCGCGGGCGAAAGACAAGGTCGTCCGTACGCATTCGGTGTCGGATCTGTTTGTGTCTGGCATGGTGTACGCACCGACGCGGGCTAAGTGGGTGCGCGACCTGATGGATGAGATGGCGAGCTTCCCCAATGGCGCCGAGGATGATTTGCACGATGCCGCGATATGGGGCCTCATGCGAATCCGATCGGGCAATTTCGTGCGCGTCTCAAGCGACGAGGCCGAGGAGGAATGGCAGCCCCGGCCTCGCCGATCGTACTACTAAACAGGTGTCGGCGCGGGCGCAGAGCTGTCCGGCGGCGGCGTAGTTTCTGTCGGTGGAGGCACTGGCTGACCTGATGCATGAGGCGGCACGTTACTGCCGATTCCACCCGGCGGCGGCAGCATCACAAAGCCGTATCCAGGTATCCACGTCAACGCCCATCCGCCAGAAATCGGATGTTGCGGCAATCCAGGCGGCAACGTCACTCCGGGCGGAAGTACGATCGGATGTTCGGGAGTTCCGGGAGCGGGAGGGGGGAGATGAATAGGCGGTGACGGCCACGGTCCCGGAGGCCCGCCAATCGTCGGCGGGAAAATGGGGCCGCCCCCGACTGATGGTGGAAGTCCGGGCTCCGGCCTCGGTGGAACGCCAGGAACCCACCAGCCAGGTGGCTGCGGCATGGGACCTCCACCGATGGTGGGCGGCGGTGCCCCGCCCCAGATACTTAGCGGCGGAGCCGGCACACCGTATCCCGGATCGACCGGGTGGTAAATGGGATGTACGGGAAAAGCCGGCGGAAACACCGGCCCGCCACCAACCGCGGGGGGAGGTCCCCCGGGTGCAATCGGATGCGCCGGATATGCCGGCGGTCGTCCGCCCCAAATCACATTCGGAGGCGTCGGGATACCGTACCCCGGATCTACCGGCGGATAGAAGATCGGCGGTGAAGGCCACGGCCCGGGCGGTCCAGAGATTACGGGCGGCGGCGCTGGCAGATGAATAGGCGGCGACGGCCAGGGACCTGGAGGTCCGCTGATTTGCGGCGGGAGTATCGGCCCACCGCCGATTGATGGGGGTCCACCAGAGCCTAGTGAGCTCAAGGGAACGATTAAGGCTACAATCATTCGGTTATCTCCTTTTTACAGTCTTGTCATACACTTACGGCTACTGCGCCGTTGGTGTAAGACGGAGTGTACCAAATGTTGTCTTACGCGGATAGCCTATATTGTTGTGGCGTATGACAAAACCGGAAGGAGAGACAAAAAACCCGCCGCGGGGAGAATACTGAAATAAATACTGGAGATTTATTTCAGTACGCGCGGCGGGTGGAAAGCATCAATGTCCAGGATCTAGTTTATATCGTCTTCGACCCAGACCAGCAGACCGCCGAACTTGTCGGCCCACTCGAGCAGGTTGCGCAGATTCTGTCCCTGGAACCGGTGCACGATGGGGGCAGCCCGGATGATGCGGGCATCTTCATCAATCTCTACGCGCACGGTAAACTTGCTGCACGACACCCAGACACGCTTCACGGAAAATCATTTCGCGCGAGCGTAATGGTCTGCGCATCGATCGACCCGGCCGGCAGCCTCGAGTGCGAGTGCTGATAGCCATCGGGTATGAAGATACCCTCGACCATGCACGGCTCCTCAGGGTGCGCGTCCAGGTACGCGAGCGCTTCGCGCACCCTGGCTTCGCGCTCAGCGGCGCGCTGCGGAAAGAGATGCTCGAGCAGCCACTCCCGTACGGTGATGCGGGCAAGGCTAATCATAATCAGTACTCATCCGGCAACAGGATCGTGGTCCGTCTGCGATTGTCCTCCGTAATGATCCAGATGTGCGCGCCGCCCGCAAGCGTGTATACCGAGAACAGACGATGCCCGCGCTCGAGCGCTTCCTTGTTGACACCGACGTCGTGATCATCGCACTCGCCCCAGTCGCCGGCCGAATGGCGATATACGCACTTGCCGCACTCCAGGATATCCGCCGGCGTAAGCGCCTGCACGCCTGGCGTCATGTAGATGTCGCCCAGCTCAAACAGGGGCGTGCCGATGAGTTCCTCCATCAGTTTTCCTTGCTCCCGCGCACGATCTTGTCTATCTGTGCCCGGTTGAGCTTCTGAATCTCCGGCTCCAGGCGCACGTCGTACGCGGGTTTCTGATCGTCGCCGGTTTTTTTCCCGTGCACAGTGTCTGGAATCCAAACACGCACATGGTACTTGCCAAACAAACCGGCCCCTTTTGTGTAGTCGGCAAAATGGCCTCGGCAAATGTGCAACGCGTGCGCGAGCCCAGCGCTCTCCGCGCGTCCCTCTCGGCGCAGAATCTCTTTCAGCGGGTGTATCTCCAGAACTTTTACGGACGCTGGCTTTACGCCGGTGCGATGTTCGTATTTCTTCGCCAGGGGCTTTGGCACGACCTCATTGACCACACGAACGTTCTTGCAATGCAGAAAAGCAATAGCCAGTAGCGCTGGATAAACGAGGCTATCAATCGCCTTAGGCTTATCCGAGTAAGTCTGGAGATACGCCTCGATGGCTGCGCCCGCTCTGTCGACCCCGATACTGAGTCTGCCCAGTGGGCCAACAAAATAAGGGACATCATTAAAGTACGGAAAAAACCGCTCCACCCAATGGATCTCTCCCCTGGCTTCTTCTGCGAAGCCAGCAAGATCCACTTCGCCGGCCAAATGAGCTGTCAACATGATGCCGGCACGCCCCCGTGGATAGATGGAAGCCGGCGGCCGATATTCAAACCAGGCGGCGGAAAACGGCGGCGCTAGATTGGGAAAATCCCGGAAGCCCCAGTTCTTATGGAAGGACTCCATATACTTAGCTACATTGTCTATATAAAAAACAGGTAAGCCGGGATCGCCGATCATCTTTCTGATATTCTCCGCGTCTCGGTTCCACGCTTGCACCTGTTCTACGGCTTTATGTACAGAGGCTTTTAATCCAGCCCGCATGTCATCGATGAGCCTGGCCATATCACGCAGCCACATGCGCCTTTTTCGCCGGCGCCCGTAAACCGTAGGCAGTCGGATCAAAGTAGCTAGTCAACGGCGCATGCGGATTCTTCCGCGCGATATCCGTCTGATGGAATTCGTACCACGCCTCGCGGCCGGCTTTGGTAATCGCGAATCCCTGGCCGCGTTTGTAGACGATCCATTCTTGGATCAACATGCTGCGGAACGGCCGCTGATCGAAGGCCTGTGCTTCCTCGATCGACATGCGGTAGTCGTCTTTCTCATGCGCAAAGATTCCGAGCATGGGGAACTGGCGGTTCGACAGACGCGTCATGCGGCCTCCTTTTTACGCCGTCCCGCAGTGATGCGCGCAATCTTGGCCGCGCGTTCGGCCGGAGTCAGCTTGGCCCAGGCCGCCTTGGCCGCCTTGGAGACGCTCTTACGCCACGCCTCCTTGTCCCGGATAGCAGCTCCGCCCATCTTCTTCGTTGCCGCCTTGCGTTTGGCCAGCGTCACCTTATTGCGCCGCGCCATTTCGCGTTTGCGTTCCTCCGGGTCGGCCGGCCAGCCGCTCGACCGCACTTGCGCCGGCGGCGCCGCGCCATGGCGCGCATGCTCGATCTCGGCGATGGTGCGGGCCGCGGCATCGCGCATGTAGCGCAGGCCGTGGAGTAATGCGTCAATGGCAATCTGCGAGAGTGCGTCATGCATGTCGGCCATTATATAGACTTATTTAGATAAATCAAGATCAGGCCTGCGCTCTAATCCTTTAAGGTTCGCGGTGTAGGTCGTAGCCGGATCTTTCATGTAGGCATCAACGCGTTCCATCATACAGCGGCGAAACAATTCGTCAAATGGATTGTCGTGCCTGCAGCCGCAAAACGCCCAGAAGCCCATGGTCCGTTTCTGCATGTCCATCGGCAGCACTTTCCAGAGAAAGCGTCCCTGTTGATGCTCCGGCTCTATCGTCTGATTGTGTTCCCTTAGGTACTGCTCTGCGCGCATTCGGCACCCTTCTTCGATTTCGTCGTTGCGAGAAAGCCCTTCTGTGTCGGCCGCAAGCTGCAGAACCCCGAGCACGTATTTGTCAATCCGCACGCTGCACTGTTCTTTGTGCCGCCGACGATTGGGCCGCTTATGCGGAGCTCGTTTTTGCTTTGGGGCCGGTGGAGTTGTAGCCATTATCCAATTCTCATCTTTTTTGCTATCAAAGATAAATCAGAATAAAGCTAGCTAAACCGCAAGCCAAGGCGATCGTTGGGCGGGTGCTCCAAGTCCTGCTCTGAGCCCAGATAGCGCTCTGTGGTCGCGATCGAGGCGTGGCCCAGCAGCAATTGAATCTGCTCGAGCTCGCCGCCTGACTTGCGGCACAGCTTGGCGCAGGTCCGGCGTAGGTCATGTGGCTTGATCGCCCCATACTCGGCAACCAGGTCCAGGATGGCCTGCCCGGAGAGCGACTCACCGACCCTGCCGTGGCGATCGACCGCGCGCAGGATCCGGCCCTCGGTGATGCCGGCGGCCTCAAGCCAGGTGTCGATGCGGGCCTTGACGCCTGCCGGCATAGGCACAGTGCGGATGCGGCCGCCCTTGCCCTTCATGTCTATGATGACCCAGCGGCCCTCGCGCTGTTGGATATGGGCGACGGTGACTGCGGTACACTCGGTACGCCGCAGCCCGCACCCCAATAGCATGCCGAGTGCGGCCCGGTCCCGCTTGCCCTTCAGCGTGTCTTCAGGAGGCCGATCGAGCAGGGCCTGGGTCTGCTGTTTCGTCAACCAGTTCCCCATGCGGGTGCCCCGCTGTTTGGCGCCGGGAACTTGTTTGATGGCATCGGCCGCCTCGTACGCCAGAAACCCGTTGGCGGCCGCCTCGGTGGCCAGTTTGCGGATAGCGGAGAGCCGCTGGTTAATCGTCGCCGCACTGTAGCCCTCGGCCTCCAGGTGCGCGCGGTGAGCCTGCACCGCAGCACGGCTGAAGGGGGCACCGTTGGTGCTTTGCCAGGCGAAGAAGTCATCGAGCGCCCTGGCGTACATGGTGCGGGTCAGCGGGCTCGAGACCGCATCGAGCACCAGCGCCTTAATCGGCGCCAGGTTATCGAGAGCTATGATTGCGAGGGCCATAATTTTCCCGGCTGAATTTATGTCGCTGCTCATCCACGCGCACCCAATCGCCATCCTGATCAATGCCCATACGCCAGACATGCACGATCATGTCGGCAGATTCACCCCAGTCAGCGGTCTTGACGTAATCTTTAGCGGCCGACTCGCCACTATCGTGGGCCGCTATTATCTCTATGCCGCAGGCGTGCCACTTGGTGCGTTCCGGGATCAATGCGATCGGGACTCCGAACGTGTCCCATATAGCTTCCTCGATCGCCTCCCAATGGGTAGCAACTTGGATGTCATACAGTCCAGCCTCGCGGGCCCGCAACGCAGCAATGGCGGTATCAATTGTGTATGTCAAATCTTGTCCCCTTTCCGTAATCTCATGACTAACTTTTGTATTACAAAACTAATACTAAGTCACAGTCAGAGCCTTGTCAAGAGCCTTGCCGCTCCCTCTTGCGCCGGCGTATGCAACTCACACAGCGACAGCCGGGCACATCCGGGTTATGCTCGGCCCAGTAGATACCCCCGCTATAACTCTTGCGCTTCGACGCATTGCGCCGGCCGCGCTCGGTCTTAAGTACTTGGTCAGGTATGGTCGACGGATCAATGTCCGGCCCCCAGGGGCGCTTGTCGTCAGTCATTCGACGCTCCCGTTGTCCTGGCACTGCTGGCATTCGCACATGCCGCCGGCCGCCGCGACAGCAGCGTGCATCTCATCCACCAGGCCGGCATCGGCGGCCGCGAAGTAGGGAAACTGGGCGAGCTGGTGCCGCGTGAGCTTGGTGAAGAACTTCGCACCATCACGCTTCAACCCGCAATCGGCATGCACCCAATGGCGCACGCCGTATTGAATCAGGTTGTACTTACTCAGGTGCCGATCCACGGCCAGGTCGGATCCGCCGCATACGCGGCAATTGTTGTATCGCATCGTTGGGTATCTCCCGTGCCCGCGCCGGCGGGCATTCGGCCGCTCCCCAGCGGCCATCGTCAGGGGAGTTTAGGCTAGCCACATCACCCCGGCCGCCACCGCGGCCAGGGTGCCGGCCACCAGGTAGAGCGCCGCCCCGAGCATGCGGCCAGGCGTCGCCGGCGCCGGTACAACGACCGCATCCAGGCAGTCGTCGCACAACAGCGCGCCCCGCCGGCAAGCCCTCTGGCAGGGCCGGCCATGAAAGGTGTAGCCCGATTTGCAGCGGGCGGTCCAGACGGGCATTACAGTACCTCCTGGCGGCCCCGTAGCTGGTGTACGGGGCTTTCCACGCTCGCGGTGGCCGAGGTGCCATCCGGCCAGATCATGGCGAATCCGACCTGTTCGTCCGAGCGCACGCGCTCCGCGTACCAGCGCCAGTTTGTACCGCGCAGTACCAAATAGGGAACGCCCGACCGGCGCGCATTGGCGCGCGCCCGGTCCAGAGCGGCTTGCAGAGAATCTCGTGTCTTCATATGCTCTATTCTGCCTACAGATACTAGCTGATGTCAAGGCACCAGCTAGCAGATTTCACCCTTTCGTCAGGCCTGCGCCGACGCCCCCGCATGGGCGTTGTAATCCGCCAAGGAGTGCTGGTGAAACTCCGCCACCGATACCCGCCGCTCGGCGTACGTCTGGGGATCGCGCAGAATTGGGCGGGATTTCAATCGGCTCCGCTATGCTGATCGGTGTTAGCTGAACTGCTTCCGGAGCAGTTTGTCTATAGGGACGGTCTCTGAGGCAGGTACCCTAGGCGAGACCTGAACGACTAATCTTTCAACTGGTGATTAGCAGGATCGTCCCGCTCCACTGGTCGCGGTGGTGCGCAAATTCCACTTCCCCCGGCGCGTACTCGCGACTGGTCACCACGTGACCGTCTGCCGTCACGCTGGCATATATGGGGTTGCGCTGCGCCCGTAGCGCGCCGGCCAAGATCTCTAGGGCTTTCGCTTCAGCGGCGTCGCGCGTCTCAGCGGCCGCCACCTGCTCGCCGGCAAAGTACACCGCGTAGTGGTACCGCCCGCGGCCTAGCCGCTCTCTCTTGGTTGCGAATCGCATTAGATTGCCCCCTCGTCCAGCGTACCGGCCTGCTGGTGCCAGGCCTCCACGGCATCGAAATGAGCATGGACAGCGGCAATGAAGCGGTCTGGCGTCTCGAACTTGCGGCGATCGCGAATCAGGATGTCGAAGGCGTCGCGCCAGTCGTCAATGATCTCCCGATGCGTCGTCTCGCCGCCATCGGCAATGCGCGTGGCACGCTCCGGCTCGTTGATAAAGTCGCGGTCCCGCTCGGCCGTCAGGTTCTGCACAGCTTCGGATCGGATGAATGCGTCCACGAAAACATCGATGCGCTTTGCGGCGTGTTTGGTCATGTTGTTGTTGGGTCTCCCGACGCCGGTTGCCCGGCGTTTCGGCCCGCCCCCGCGGGCCATCGTCAGGGGAGTTGCTCTGCCGCGGCCAGCCGCTCGAGCTCGGCCATGTCTTTGGCGTCGCGCATGGCCTGCGCGATCATCTGCTCGCTGTAGCCCAGCCGGGCCAGCTCCGCGACCGCCTTGCGGTGGGCGCCGTGCACGATGCGGGCAGCATGCCCGCCCACGCCCGCGGCTACTCCTCGAATGCCCTTGCGATGGGCCCAACGCGCCAGGCCGGCATTCACCGTGTCTATGTATTGCTGCTGGATGCTGATCAGTGTTTTCATTGCTTTCTCCTAGTTGCGGCCGGGCTTGGAACCGGCCTGCCGCATTACAGGCCCGCGGGCCTGTCCTCTGCGCCCTTAGAGCCGGCCGGCCGCAATCAGCTCGAGCGCCGCCTGCTGGATGATGCCGTCGATCTGATCCTGATTGAATCCCCACTGGGCCAGTGCCTGCTGGGCCTTGCGCGCCGCCTTGCCCCGAATCATCCCCCGCTGCCGGCGAGGAGCATTTACCACCATGCGGATGTACTCCGCCTGGATCGCTGTCATCGTCCGGGTTGCTGTGTTGGTCATGAGTCAATCTTGCCACTTGCTAGTAAGTGAGTCAAGAGGTTTCGCCTTTTGTTTGGGGTGAAATGTTTGCGGTGGGGGTGAAATGCGCGGGCAAGTGCGGCAGCTGGTCAGGCGAATAGGCGCAATGCGACTGTAGGATTCACGCAGTGGGGCCTGGGAGCCCTGTAGGGCGATCGGAGTGGAGCGGGTGAGGAATTGCCTGGCGGCCTTCGTGACTACAGCCCGCCCGTATCGGCCGTGTAGCCGCGATGAGCCCAGTATTGGCACAACCGACACGTCACCAGGGCTTCGTCTGTAGTTACGTCCCTCGTGCTTCCAGTCCCACACCTCGTGTCTGGCGTGGACGTTACCCCGCGCCGAAAAGCTAAATGCATGCGCTTGGGTCCATCCTGCTTCTTCTTGACATCCTCTCCGGCCTGAAGGCCGGAGATTCCTACCGGACGCATGGCGCCCTTCGGTGGGTTCTTAGTTCAACGAGATTGCCCGTGGGGAAACTTCGCTTGGTTTTCGCATTCGTATCCCCGGAGGGGATTTTACGGATGCTGAAATCCAACCGCGCCGAATCCCCACAGGTCTCACATCTCTCCCTAAGCGTTACGTTCGGGCTCACCTCCCCGGCTTGCGAGAGATGCTTCGCCGCTTGCGCGGACGATTGGAGCCGTTTCGGATCGCCACCCAAAGAAGTGTATCGAAGCGGCGACTCCCGGCCAATCCCAGCTTGTCCTGCCCTACGGTCTTGCGACAGATACAGAGTAGCTGAATCGTCTGTAGCTTCACAAGTTCCGGTACTTACAGGACACCTTGCGGTGTCCACGCTATCCTTCCCCGCCCTCAAAGGGCGGGGCTTGTCGCGTAATCTGGTCATTGGGTATCACCTTGCGCCTCGAGTCCTTCGGCTTGAGCTTCGGACTCGGCTTCACTCACTGCCTCCAACTCAATCGTCGCCGGCTGCTTCTTGTCTCTCAACTCAGCTAACTCAGCCAGCAACGTCTCTACATTCACCGGCGCCTTGTCCAACAACTTCCGCTCCCGTTGCTCTCTCTCTTCGCAGATGTCGTACAGCGTCTTGCTGGCCGCTAACCGTACCGGCATCGATGGCGCTTCCCTGGCTAACCAGCGCATGCTTGCCAGCATCTCCTGCTTCACAATGCGCATCTCCGGCATCGGCATGATCTGCTCCTCCCACCTGGCAACCTCCGCCCGCACCGCCGGCGCCGCTGCTGCGCGTTGCGCTGCTATCTGCCTCGTCCGCTTCTTACCGCCGTTGTGACCGTAGACTTTCTCGTAAGCGTGCGTCTTCGGCATGCCTTGAGCTATCAGTTTCGCGAACGTCCGTTGCTTGACTGTGATAGTTGCTGCCATGCCGCCGCTGTATGCGCGCTATATGCAGCACGCCGAGTGGAGTGCCGGGATCCGCGAGACGGGAATCACGCTCCAACTTCGCTCGAGTATACCGCCAGACCGCCGCCGCCGGCCAGCCGTAAGACAGCCTCCGGTGCGCCAGGCTCACTCGGTGAGCCAGGGTCGATGGTAGGCGGCCGGCTCGAGTGCGCGATCGCACCGCGGGGCTCTGAGCGCCCGGCGCGGCACTTGCGTTCCAATTTCATCCTGCCGTCATGGCGTCATGACGGCTACATGCACGTCGTCGCCGTCTGGGTTTTTATAATCCCAAATATCACAAGCCAGATTCGCGCGGTTTCGCGAAGCCGGTTTCGCGCGGTTTATTTCTTATCCGATCTGGCGGATTCCGGCGGCGGCTTTTGCCGGCGGCGCCGGTGCCGGACTCGAGGCTTGGGTCTACGTCTTGGGCGTGGGCGAGGACCCCACCTCCCACCGGACCCCCGCCCCGCGTGGCCGGCGCGTGGGTGGTGCGAACGCAAGTTCCTCAGGCACGACTGCCGCAATTTTTCGAGCGCGATTGCGTCGTACCACCCACTGGGGTGGCGTAGTACAAAAAAACCGCCTGTCCAACTGTCCAACCTACTGCACAAACATACATATACACGTGCGCGCACATATATATACATATATTATATTATTTATATTGGACATGTTGGACACGTTGGACCCGCCTTTTAAAATCAATAAGTTAGCGAGGGTCCAACCTGTCCAACTGTCCAACCAAAAAAGAGGTTCGGTCCAACCCGTCCAACCGTCCAACCTAATAACATATTTATAGCCGTATAAACAATATTTATATCAAAGGTACGACCCTAAGTTCTGTCCGACCGAGTGGCCAACCTCATTTGGCCGGTTGGCCAAAAATACACTTAGAGGAGGGGGGCGAAGGTACGGAGAAAATCGAGGAGCTCCGAAACAGAGTGAACCACCCCCACACTCGCTCCCGCCCCCTCCCACTCCACCATGCGCAATAACTGGGCTTTCGTTGGGTTTTCTCCCGGCCGCTTGAGCTCGATCTCGGCGTGCCGGCCGTCGACGACCAGGTAGAGGTCGGGGTCGCCGGCCACTCCGTAGGCGCCTCCCCAGCGCTTGCGGAATACTATTTTTTTCTTTCTCAGAATTCTTTCTACCGCGCGCAGTAAACTGCTCTCGCGCGCCACCTGTTTCGCCGGCATTACTTCTGCACGCCTACGTAAGGAGGCTTCTTTCGGCCGTGGTTTGGACATCGTGGCGCTGGATCCTCACCGTCAGGTACGTGTGGCCGATCTGGAACTGCATGGTCGTTTCCCGGCTGTCCAGGCGGTTGAGCGCGGCCTCGAACATGGCCGATGTCGCGCACGATGGCGCGACTTTCGCTCTCTACTAAACGCGCCGCGGTCTCTACCTTCTCGCTTAGCTGCTCGACCTGGCTCGACCTGGGCTCTGGCTTACGTAGTTGCCGCAGAGTGCGCCGGATCTCGGCCAGCACGGCGTGTTTCGTCATGCCGGTCAACTGCTCGATCTCTTCCGGCGTGCGCCCGGCCAGCAGGGCTTCCAGTACCGTGCGTTGGTGTTTGGTCATATTAACCCTTAACTAGCCCTTATCGGCTTTTAATACTCCAATATCCACAACAGGGATCCCGATCCCGGAGAGGTTATTGGGAAACCACTGGACCCCGTCCTCCTCCACCCCCGCGCCTATGCCGCCGGAGAACACCAGCATCGGCCCGTCCAGGCCGACCAGGCGCCGCCCCCGCACCCCGCGGGTCCCCTCGGTCTGGGCAGCTGCGCGGCCGAGCCACTCGGGATCGGCGCCCTCGCGGCCGCTCACGATCGTGCCGGGGCGGGCCACCAGAGCCATGCCGCCTTCCAGGCGTAAGGCCAGCGAGGCCTTTCCCAGCTCCCAGGCCCCGGGCACCAGCCGGCCGGCCAGGGGCAGCGAGATCATTTCGAGCACCAGCGGCGGCCGTCCATGCTGATGGAGGCGCCCACGCCGCCCGAGAATTCCAGTACGTCGCCATCCAAACCGATCAGGCGCCGGCCGGCCAGCGCCCGCGTGCGCCGGTCCTGCGGGTACAGGCGGTCGAGCTCGCTCACTCCCCCGGCCTCGTCGGTCGCGATGTATAGGTGGCCGGGCGGCACCGGCCGTACGGTCAGCTCGATGCCGTTGTCAAAGTGGCAGATCAGCCCGCCCTGGGCGGCCCAGCAGCGGGTGAGCAGTTTGCCTACGACCAGATCGCGGATTCCCAGGGGAAGTTGTTCGTCTCGCATCTCAACTCCCGTCCGGCTCCAGATCCCGTCTGGTCTGTTTGACCTTGTCGAGAGTATCGAATAATTCCGTGGGGCTCATTTTCAGTACCTCCTTGAGCCTCTTGTCGAAGTCGTCATACGGCCCGACCTCGAGTCCGATCCGGGAAAAGGCTGATTGGGCCTGGTCTAAACCGCGCCGATAAGACCCGTCGCTGTCATCCTCAAAGGCGCTTTCCCAGTACATCATTCGGGCCATGTCCAGCAGGTCTTTCATCGCTAGAGCGGACGGCTTCCACTCTTTAAGGCGCACATCGCTCGCCGTTTTCATTCGCCTTCCTCCTTGCGCAGCCGGTCCCAGCAGTCAGCGCACATCCCGGTCTGCAGGCGCTCGCGCTCGTCGGGCGAGAGATTGGGCAGGGCATGCTGAATCGATATGCCCAGTCTCCAGGCTCTGTAAGCGTCCGGGCCGCATTCGATCTTACTCGTGGCCCCGCACAGTGGGCATTCCGTTGAGACTTTCATTCGTCCTCCCCGCTCGGCCACTGGAGCCGCGCGGGCATCCGCGGCCACGGCTCGCCGGCGCAGAAATTCGGCGCCGGGGTGATAGCCAGATCCGGCCAGGGGATCCGGTTGAGCAGGCGGCGGGCGACCCGATCGCTGGCCATGGCGCGCAGATGCTGTTGCTCCTCACGGGCACGCTCAGCCAACATGTTCCGGGTGGTGTTGGGCATCTCTTTCTCCCGCCAGTAAGCGTCGTCTTCGCGGAATTCTTCATCCAGTTCCTCGGCGTCGGGGAACTGCTTCCAGTTTTTTCCCAGGTGCATCCACATGCTATTTCTCCGTTTTCGGTCTGTAAATCCGCTGTCGTCGCTCTCCTTTGGCCATGGCCGTCCGCTCCGTCACCAGCCAGCCCAGGCGGTGCAGGATGACGCCTACGCGGGTTTCGTCCCGTCGTTCCCAGGTCTTGACTTCCTTGAAAATGGCCTTCTCCAGCACCTCCGCGGTAGTGCACTGCTTCCGCGTCAGGTTCTCCAGCCACTCTTCGATTTTGTCTTCCCAGGGATCGGTTTGATAGCGATCTTCCTGCTCGAGGGCAGCGGCCGCAATCAGGTCGTCGTCTTCTAACCACCAATGGGCACCGCTGTGGTAGAGATAGTCGGCTTCGGCCCACAGTTGGTCGCGATCGCGGCGCAGTGCTTCTAAATCGAATTTGCCGCATACCACCGGCCAGAAGCGGCGGCCGCCGGTTTCGTCCTTGAGATACCGATCGACGTTGACCGAGCCACCAAAAATGCACTGCCGCGGCACCCAGATCATGTGCCGGCCATAGGGAGGGCGGAAGTGGTCGACCGCGCGAGACAAGAAGGCCTTAATCTTACTGATTTCAGTGCGGCTCATGGCATCCAGTTCGGCCAGCTCTACAATCCACACGCCGGCCATAGCCATGGAGGCGTCTTTGGTCCCCAAATCAGCGATATCGTCGGTATAGAATTCGCCGCCCAGGATCTGAAATGTGGTGGATTTGCCCCCTCCTTGCGGGCCCTCAAAGATCATGGTGTGGTCAACGCGGCAGCCCGGTTTGCCGATTCGGGCCCGGCCCCCGATCAGCCAGTTGCGGCCCACTGCGCGGGCGTAAGGCGTATCTTTCACACCGCAGTACACGATGAGCCAGGTATCGACACGCTTGGTTCCGTCCCACTTCAAGCTGGCGAAGTAGTTCTTAACCGGGTGATAGGGATGTTCTCGAGCCACGGTCAGAACGGCATCGGTGGTCTGGGTGCGACTGATAGGCAGCCCGGCATGCTCCAGCCATTCGACGGTGCGGGAGTCGTGGTAATCGCTCCAGATGTCGGCCGGTCCGTCCCAGGGGGTCTGTCTGAGGGCTTCGACGCGTTGGGAGAATTCGTTGTAGCCGAGCACGCCCTGCCAGGCAGGAGCAATACGCAGGGCAATCAAAGCGTTGCCGAACGTGGCCAGCACCTTGCCCTTGTCGGAATGGGCGAGCTCCTCTCGCCAGTCGTAGCGCCAGGCGTGTTTGACTAGCTCGATAAAGGCCGCCAGACCGGAGAGAGCCAAGTAATCGTCGACGCCGTTGATGCCGGGGGCAATGGGCAGGTTGACTAAGTAGACGGTAGCGCCGCGGCCCTCGAGCTCGCGGGCGAAGGCGGCACGCGCGGCTTTGACGCTGGTGTTGGTGATGACGTTGGCGTCAAAGAGCAGGTAGACTTTGCGACTTACCCGCTCGTCGGCCGGCACCGTACTGGGGCTCTGCCAGACGACTTTGTCGATATCGGGAATGACGCCCTTCTGTTCCACGCGCAGGCCGTTGGGGTCGGTCGTGATGCCCACGATGCCACGCCAGCCCCAGACCCCAAATAGACCAATCGGCAGAAACGCACCGTGGCCAGTGCCGTTGCCGGAGATTTCGTGCGCCGCCCGATGCATGGCCAGATACTTTTTCTCGCCCTCGAGAAAGAAGACGGGTTTTTTCGGGTCGGCCAGGTCGGCCGGATCCTCCAGCGGCATGTAGAAGCGATTGCGCGTGCCGTGGGCCATGAGGTACTTGTGTTCCGGTTTGCCGCTACGCAGGTCGATCGGCGGCTGATCCAGGCGCAGCCGGTAGATGAGGATTGACGAGGTGCCCGGCCAGTAGAGAGGAAAGATGATGCCGGCGTAATTGCCGCCGCCCGAGCGGCCGACCAGTTCCCGGCCGTCGATGGAGACGACGCGGTACAGGCCCGCCGCAATGGCGAGTTCGCGCGTGATGTAGCATTTTTCCAGAGCTTCATAATCTTCTTCGGTTAACCGCATCCGATCTCCTTAATAGGGGATGTCGTCGTCCGGGCCGATTTGTTCCTCCGTAGCTTCAGCTTCTTCCGCGGGGCTCGGTGCTACTACCGAGTAATCGGTAGCGACGACCTCGATGGGCGCGAGTAGCGCCTGCATTCGCTCGCGGTAAGGTCGCATGAGGTCTTGTTCCTGGCCGGTGAGTCTGGGCCCGGCGATAAAGATCATGCGCGAGTATTCCGTGCCATCGGCGTTTTTCGTTTTCTCCAGCCGGATCTTGGTAACGGTCTCCCAATGCGAAACGCCCCGGCTGGCGAGGCCGAGAAAGTACTGCACGCAGGCGCGCAACGAGGTGGGTGGCACGCTTAAAAAATAAGGCACGCTTTCCCCCGGACGCAGAATCAGCATCTGTCGCATCTGTTTGCATGCCTGCCCGCGGCGGCCGCCGCGAGTAGAAGAGCCGAATTGCGCCAGTGGACAGTCACCGCATCTGCCGCCCGGATCTCCCACCCCAAAGAAACCGTCTTTCGACGAGCAGTCAGGCGGTTTCTGGCTGCCACCGTCGTTCAGGCTGATCTTCCAATAGGCCCGTGCTTGGCGCCAGGAAAGGATAATGGCCTCGAGTTCGCGCAAGATCTCATCGCCATCGGGTGTATCCAGCTTCCACACGGTGCTGCCGGCAGCGGGACACTTGATGCGAGGCAGCTCGAAACTGCTGATCTGATAAGGCCCTATGTTGTCCTGGTAAACCCCCAGCATCTGTTTCATGGCCGCCGGCTTGAGCAGCGGGTAATTGGTTTCTTCGTCGCGTTTGACAATTTTGCTCATTGTTCTCAGTCTTTCTGTCGTCGCATGGCGACTACGCTGTACTTTGGGTTGATGTTCAGAACGGCCGTTACATCGGCCGGCAAAACTTGGGCGATGGATTCCATTTCGCCCGACTTCAGTTCGCCTTTGTGCAGATCTTCTAATTGACGAATGTGGTTGCTGAGCTCGGAGGAGTTGTACATCTCTTTCACAAACACGCCCATGCCATTGCGCTTCAATGCCTCGCATACTTCCGCAGCGCTCGCAAATTCGTAATGCCTCACATAGAGCTGTCGGCGCAGATAGACGGAATAGTCGCCCAGGTCGGGGTCGATAACGCGCAGCCCTCCCCATTTGGGGCGGGCGCTGATGTAATCCCGCAGTTGCAGGCCGAGCACGGCCAGCTTGTCCTCGATCGACTTAACCTCCGCGTTCAGCCGGCGTTTTTGTACGGTCAGTCGCACGAATTTGCAAAACGATTCGTGGTACGGATCTTCTGGTGCGATCTCGGTCTCTACTGCTGGGAGGTCACTGTCATCGTTCTGGTGCATCTGAGCTCCTGTAAGACGGATTCGATCAGGTTCTGTCGGTTCGCCAGAGCGTGCGCGATCATCTCATCGATCGTGTGGCGCACGAACAGGTGGTAAAAAATGACGAAGCGCGATTGCCCGCTGCGATAGAGGCGAAAGCGCGATTGCAGATATTCGCCCAGCGAAAAGCCAAGCGAAAAATAGACGCCGTAACGGGCTCGCACTAGATCGATGCCCACTCCGCCCGATTGAATCTGCACCGCCATGATTACGGGGTCTTCGGGGCCGCCGCGGCGGAACGAAGCCAGGTCGTCGCGTTGGCCCGAGATCTCTCCCGAGCGGCGCTCGAGCCGGCGGGCGATCTGGTGCACCAACTCGAGGTCGGCGCGAAAGCGACAGAAAACCACCACCGGCTCTTCTGCCGCGAGGTCGTCCAGCAGGTCTTCCAGCAGCTTCCCCTTGGCGTAGTCGAAACGGGGTGCATCCGGCAGCGCGCCGGAGGTGATTTGTTGCAGTCGCAATAGCTGCGTCAGCTTGTTTTTCGCGTCCAGGATTTCGCCGGATTCGAGCAGCGTGACGAACTCCTGCTCCATCTCGCGATACATGCGGGCGCCCTCGGGATCGAAGTCGGTGTACAGATTCTGATCGCGCTCGCCCGGCAGATCCAATACTTCGGTGCCGACCTGAAAGGCGATGGTGAAAAACTTCTGTCGGATCTCTTCCAGGTTGCGAAAGCCTACAACCTGGCGAAAAGCTCCGTTGCGGATAATGCCGCCCATGATGGCGTGGCGGGCGCGAAACATGGTGAAGGTCGGATCGTAGATGCTGCGGTCGAGAAACCGATACTGCGCCCAAATGTCGAGCGGGTTATGGGGCATGGGCGTGCCCGTCAGCGCCAGCCGATATTCGGCTTTCAGGCCGAGCTTGCCGACAAAGCGCGAAGCAGAGCCGGAGCAACTCTTCACTTTGTGGCTCTCATCCGCGATCACCAGCGGCCAGCGGGTATGGAGCGCCCAGTGCGAGAATGGCTCTCTCCAGGCGCTTTCATAATTGATTGCGATGACGATCGGCTTTTGCTTCGCCGTTGCCCAGGCCAGCATACTCTGTGCCGTGCGCGTCTTTCGCTCGACCGTGCCGGCCGCGTTGTCGAGTGCTACGAAGTGGTAAGCGTCCGGTAGGTGGCGCTCGAACTGTTCTCGCCAGACCTCAACTACGCGCAGCGGGCAGACGATCAAAATGACGGCAAAGCCCCTGCGATGGGCCAGCTCAATCGCCACGCGGCTCTTGCCGGCGCCCATAATCAGCGCCAGCATGACCCCGCGGAAGCCCATCGCCCAGCGCTCGAGCGTAAATTCCACGGCCTTCGTCTGATGGGCCCACAGGGTGGTCACTTACGTTCCGCCCTCTGATTGAGCACAATCGATACGGCCATAAGGACCTCCAGGTCTTGGCTCTCGCTGCTCATCGGGGCTGCGAGGCGTAGGTATTTGGCCAGAGTGCGAATTACGCGCTCAAGCAAGCGATCTTCGGCAGAAGCATGCGGATCCGTAATCCGATTTAGAGCGGAAAGGAGTTCGATTGTATGGCTCTGGGAGTCTTTTGGTACTGTTTTATCTGGTATTACCTTGGAAATGCGTCTATCATTATGATCGGATGGGGGCATTGAGCATCCTCTCTTTGGCCCGGGACAGGACTCAATTCTCTACCTGCATTACGTGAGAAGTCAATGGGCTGTAGAGCAACTACACGGAAATTGCTTAAAGGAGCACCAATTCTACCCTCTTATGGACAACAATTCCCAGGAAAGTCAGACACCACCTCAACGTAGGCGCACGGCAAAGCGTCAACGGCTGAAGGAGCAGGTTACCGTGCGTATCGACGAGCGTCTATTGGCAGCAATACGCTCGCGGGCGGAGGGAGAAAAGCTGCGTGTCACCGATGCTGTTGAGGAAGGCCTATGGCTGTGGCTGCGAAAGGAACGTACGGCTGATTTGCCATTGCGTTTGCGTTTTCTCGCCAACATATTGCCGCTCCGGCTGCAACGACAAACCCTTCGCTTCTGGGCTTTTTGCGCCTATAAACGTTCTGACCCGATCCAGGAGGCCTTGCGCCAATATATCGACGCGGCGTTGACCCGATACGGGGAAACTATGGCTTCCGACTACGAGCAAATGCTGAAACGTCTGGGCAGTCCTACCGATGAAGAGGTCGGCGATCCAGATCAATCACGTAATATTGAGATTCATCAATAAAGTTCCGGTAACGTTGCAATAGATTTCGTTCGCCTTTGGACTAAAATGGGTGATGTGTATCCTTTGATTCCTATATGGATACACGCTGCCTGTTTCATGTCGTTACAACGGGGGTTTTTATAAATGTCTCTCTCCGAGTTCGATCGAGATCTTCTCCAGGGCGCCGCCGGGGTTTTGAAAGCCTACATTTACAGCACGAATAACCTAAAAGAACAAGAATTTCGCCGACTGTTCGTGGAAGAGCTTCTAACGCAAAAACCCCGCTCGCAGCCAGCCTGTAATCCGGTATAATTCCTCCAACTACGCGAGTTTGCCTCTACGCATTCGCGTAGGCGGAGGTGTCGATGGTCACCAGGGCGCTACGCCGGCAAAAAGTGCGCCAAACGCTCCATGAATTCAAGGCCGGCACGCTGCACAGCGGCTCTAAGCAGGGTTCGCTCGTCAAAAACCGCCCTCAGGCCGTAGCTATCGCATTAAATCAGGCCAGAAAGGCGAAATGACGCCCACCTGGCCCACTTTTGACGTCGCGGAGGTCGCGGAAGAGGCCTCGGAGCGTGCCGGTATCGAATTTCGCAGCGGTTATGCGTTGCGCACTGCGCGCAGGGCGCTCGAATTGTTGTCGATTGAGTGGGCCAACCGCGGTTTGAACCTCTGGACGGTCGAAGGACCTACGGTTGTTAATCTGACGGCCGGTCTGGAGCAATATACGCTGCCCGATGACACGGTCGACCTGGTTGAGCACATCGTGCGCACGCCGAACGTAAGTTCGACCAGCCAAAACATCGATTTTCCGCTAGAAAGGTTCACTTTCAGCGAGTACGCCACCATTCCGAACAAGCTTGCGTCGGGCCGGCCGACGATCATCAATATCCGGCGGGACATCCACCCTAATTACTACCTCTGGATGGTGCCGCCGCAGAATAGCACCTATCAGCTCGTTTATTGGCGGCTGCGGCGCCTGCAATCGCTCGGTAGCGGTGGCACTGGCGTGCCTGACATCCCCTGGCGGTTCATCCCCGCGATTACCGCGGGTTTGGCCTTTTATCTGGCGCTCAAAAGTAAGGATCCGAACGCACTGCAGAAGGTACAGCTACTTAAGTCCGAGTATGTGGAGCAATTTGAGTTAGCCAGTGACGAAGATCGCGATCGCGCCACTTTTCGTTTTGTGCCAGGAGGCTATGAGTGGATATGAGGCCGACTGTCACCAAAGCTTGCGAATGGTGTGGGGCGCAGTTCACTCAGGAGGTAAAGCGTAAGCCTCGATTCTGTGGACACAGGTGTGCAGCGCTTTGGAGTAATTCGTGCCGGTTCCCCTTGCGCGGTGCGAGGAAATGCGAATACTGCGGTGTGGAGTTTCCGCGCCGACTGGATTCTCATGCTCGATTCTGCAGTTATAAATGCGGATTGGCTGGGCGCTCTCCGGCTGTATATAGCGAGGAAGTGCGGCGGAAGAGATCTGAACACATGAGAGAGCTGATGGCGCGCCCGGACGTGCAGTTGAAACTTGCCGCATTTCGCGTCTCTGATCGCTGTCCTGTCAGATTGCCAGAGAATCGTCGCAAATTAGTCGAAAACCAGCGAGTCAAGGGATTCCCTAATCTGAATTACGATAGTACTCCTACAATTCCGCAAAAGATTCTGTTTGATCATTTGCCGGGGGCAACTATGGAATTCACGCTTCCAAAGGGCGATGGGATGAAGAGGTCGATGCGTCTTGATATTGCGATTCCTTCGTTGAAGCTTGCGATTGAGGTGGATGGACTGAGTCACTTGAAGCGGAAGCAGAAAGAGGCGGACGCATTAAAGGCGCAAGTACTGAAGGCGCGTGGTTGGACTCTGCTCCGTTTTCGGAATGCGGAGATTCTTGGCGACCTTGCTTCTGTCTTGGAACGAATTCAGGTACAGCTAACAGTGCTTGAGAAGGTTGGATAAGTGGCTAGTAATAAGTTTGCTTCAGGAAAATTTTCTTGGGGCGCCTGTGATATTTGTGGCTGTCGCACAAAGTACACCGAGATGCGCAGCCCCACAGTCCGCGGGCAGCCCACTGGACTGCGTGTGTGTCCTACCGATTATGATGAAGATCACCCCCAAAACTTTCTTGCCGACTATGTGACCGTCGATGCAGAGGCTCTTCGCGATGCTCGGCCGGACACAGGCTTGGCGGCCAGCCGTGTTCTCTATCCCAACGCCAACTGGCCGCCTTACCCATCCTTGAAATTCCGCGATGAAAAGGAGTCCGCATGAAACGAAACTTTGCCGGCGGCGGCATCAACCCTACGGTGAATCCAGTGGTGGCAGCGTCGCTGCCCAAACCGCCGGAGGTAGTGCCCGGCAGTCAGCCGGGTATGGCGCCGGCCTCGCAAGCTACGTCGCCATACGGAACGGATGAGGAGGACGATTCTTATCCTTATTCCGCCATGCCCTGGCTGACGCGCCTGCTGGGAAACGATCCGCTCGGTTTTCGTGGCAGCTTAGCTGGCACGGCGCTTGAGATGTTTGCACCCACTATTTTTGGCCAAGGCAGGCGGCGCACGGAGGCGCCCAAAGCCGCGGCGCCGACAGCAACTGACGACACGGAAGAGAAAGCTCGAGGAGGAGTTATGGGACGACGACGTATGAAGTTTCAGCTGGGCGGCGGTGTGCCCCCGGCAGCGGGAGCGCCTACCTGGGATGCGTCGAACAGCGATCCCGTTGGTAAGACGCGCGATCAGATGGAGCAGATAGCCCAGGCGGCAGCGGCGGCTAACCCTGGAGGGCCCACCGCGGCGCAGAATCTTGGATTCATGGGGCTGGGCGTCAATCCGTTTACGGGGCATAGTGCGGGAGGTGGATGGACACCTACGCCGGCGCCCCCTCCAGGTGCCGGTGGACCTCCTGGCGGAGCTTCATTCGCGCCGATTCCGAATCCCGGACTTGGAGCACTGGGACCTTCTCCAGGTGGAGGGCCCGGAGCAGGTGGACCTCCTCCTCCGATGCAGAGCTTTATGCCGCAGGGTGGCGGGCCACAAGGCATGACGGGCCTGGCCCCTGGTGGCCCGGGACAGAATTCGCTGAATGCCGCGTTAGCCGCTTCGCAGGCTCCGTCTCCGATGGCGATGCAGCAGGCCTTGGCAGCTATGGGTGCGCAAGGCGCACCTGGTGGCGCGAGCTTTGCCCCGATTCCGAATCCGGGCCTAGGCGCTCTAGGCACAGGGCCGACCGCCGGCATTCCTCCGGGATTGCGCGGCATGCATCAGGGCATGACTGGCATGGGTCGGCCGATGCGTGGCATGCGTCCCGGACTACAGAGCGCCGCACCGCCGTTCGCCAAAGGCGGCGAGGTCGATGTCGAAGGCGACTCGCCGGCCAAGAAGGCAGTGCCGCATCGTCAATTTGGCCGGCTAGCGGAAACGATTCCTGGGGCGCCTCCGGTAAAGAAGGCGAGAGGCGGGCGCGCGGCACTTACACGTAGGCCAAGGATGCCGGCTGTGAGTATCGCCATCGCCAAGAAGAAGGCCTCGCCCACGATACCTACGCCGCCACCTGACTACGACGACACGACGCCGACCGGCGCGTCAATGGCGATGGGTCCTGCGCCCGGCATGATGGGTGCGGCTGCGCCTGGCATGGCTAAGGGCGGCAAGTGGATTCAGGGCGCAATTAAAAAACCGGGTGCGCTGCATGCGCAATTAGGAGTACCGCAGGGCGAGAAGATACCAGCGAGGAAACTGGCGGCGGCGGCCGGAAAGGGCGGCAAGCTGGGCCAGCGGGCACGCCTGGCCCAGACGCTGAAGGGCCTAGGCAAGAGCAAAGGCGGCAAGTGCGATGACAAGGATATGAAGATGGCAGCGGGCGGCGCGGCGAAACAAAGAAAGGGTTATCCCAACACGCAAGCGCCCCCGAAACGGCTGGCCGCCGGCGGCACTGTCCGTGGCTGCGGCATCGCCACCAAGGGTTGCAAATTCGAGGGGATTTATTGAACTACGTCCAGCTTCGGGCAGCCGTGCAGGAGTACGCGCAGAATTTCGAGTCCTCGTTTGCGGAGAACGTCGATACGTTTATCCGTCTTGCCGAGAGCCGCATCCTTCTGCGCGTGCGTTTGCCCCGGTTTCGCAAGGACTCTAGTGCAAATGCTACGGCGGGGAGTAACCTGTTGGCTACTCCCACCGACTTCTTGGCTCCCGATTCGCTGGCTGTGGTGACTGCTAATGGCGCTGTTCTGCTGCTCAATAAGGACCCTGAGTTCATTGACGAATGTTATCCAGATTCTACTTATCAGGCTGTGCCCCGTTTTTATGCGTATCTTAATGAGCTGACCCTGAAGTTTGGTCCTACGCCGGATCAGACTTATGCGCTGCGGCTGGGTTATTTCTATCAGCCGCCCTCGATCGTGGATAGCTACACGACTTGGCTGGGGGACCATTTCTCTCATGCCTTGGTGAGCGGCAGTCTGGTCGAGGCGGCCATTTACATGAAGACCGAGGACAATCTCTTCGTCCGCTATAACCAGGCCTTCGAGGCCGACGTAAAGATGGATGTCGATTATGCCAAGGGCCGTACCAAGAAGGATACGCAGCAAGAACCTGATACGAGGGTGCAGGCGTGATCACCGGCTCCGGTCCCTGTGTCAGCTTCAAGCGCGAGCTGCTGGAGGCGCTGCACAATTTTGGGTCGCACCAATTTATGATGGCGCTCTATACCGACGATGCAAACATCAACGTGGACGACACTACGGCTTATGTTACTGATGGCGAAGCCTCTGGCGTGGGTTATGTCGCGGGCGGTGCGGTGCTCAACAATGTCCAGGTTCTCGGGCCGCAGTCGCGCGCTTCCTACGTGACCTGGGACGATCCTGTCTGGTCGAGTTCCACGATTACCGCCCGCGCCGCTTTGATCTACAACCAGACCGCGCAGCAGCGCGCTGTGGCTGTGCTTGATTTTGGCGCTGATAAGTCATCGAACAATGGGGATTTCGTGGTGAAGTTGCCGCCGCCCTCGCCGACGACGGCATTGATTCGACTCCTATGATTATTGTCGCTGTGACTATGCCTGAGATCGACGTGTTGATCAATCCGCCTACCGTGGATGGGCTCTGGCAGATGGTGGGGCGCATGCATCCTCCCAGTCCCTGGCGTTTGCTGACTGCGCCGCGCACAGCTTGGCAGGTCATGGCTCCGCCTAAACCACAGGAGTATCGCTGATGCCGTCAAGCTATACACCGAATCTCGGACTGGAGCAACCGGCGACGGGGGAGCAGGCCGGTACCTGGGGAAACACCGCCAACAACGACTATAGTTTTTTGGACACCGGCATCGACGGCAATCTGACAATTACGCTCTCGGCATCCACTTACAACTTGAACACCGCGCAAGGCGCGACCTCTCAGGGTCGCAACAAAGTCATCATCTGGACCGGAACGCTCACTGCCCAGGCTACAGTAAACATTACTCCGAACACCGCGCAAAAACTGTACATCATGACCAACGCGACCAGCGGTGGTTTCGCGATTGTCTTTCAACAGGGCACTGGCGGGACGTTTACGTTGAATGCGGGTTCGTCGGCCATCATCTATTGTGATGGTGCCGGTGCCGGCGCGCGTGTGGATGGTGCGCTCTATAACCCGCAGTTCGGCAGTGTGGTGGTACAAGGGAACCTGACCGTATCCGCGCCTTCCACATTCAGTCAGCCGGTTACGTTCAACAATAACGTGCAGTTGAATACACCCGGCTTTACCCCGGCCCAGGGGGACATCTACTATCGGCAGGCTTCGGGGAATTTGGCACCGCTTCCGGTCGGTAGTGCGGGGCAGTTTTTGCAGGCGCAAAGCGGAGCAGGCCTTGCCTGGGCATCAGTTGCTGGGTTGTCGGTAGGGACTCCGGTTGGCAGCTCCAAGGCGGATTGTATCTTCTACGCGAATGCTTCCAACCAGCTTTCGCAGGACGCCAACATTTACATTAATCCTGGGGTCGGCATTGGCATTGGGTTGCTTCCTAGTGGCTATGGGTTGCAGGTCGGCTATGCTTATTCACCCAGCATCTGTCTGGATACGACTGCGCCGGGTACTCAGCAGCGTGGGATCGTTTTTGGCACGAGCCATGTGCTGCGCTGGCAACTTCTCACTCCCTTGGAGGCTGGTGAGCCGGGAACGGGCAATGGTGGCAGCAATTTGGCGTTGACCGCTATGGCGGATACCGGGGCTCTTCTTTACACGACTCTCTACTGCACACGCGCCACCGGCAATGTCACCATCGGTACAACCGGAGACCAGGGGGCGAAATTGTCTGTGTTTTCGACTAACACGACACAGCCTGTTGTTCGTGTGCGGGGCGCGGTCAGTCAGGGCAGCTACCTGCAGACCTGGGAGAACAGCGCGGGAACGCGCGTAGCTTCGATTGATCCTACGGGACTTCTGTATCTGGCGAACAATCAGTTTGTAACACTGGTCAATTCACGAATTGGCTTGGGTATCATTTCGAGTCCCAGCAGTCCTTTGGGCAATCTTCACATTGGCAAAGATGGCGGTCTTGCGCCGCAGTGTTCGATTGTGATGGAGCAGGGTATTTCGACCAACGTAAACATACCATCGGGCGCGGTCTCTATGTTTACGCGAAATTCCAAGTTCGTGATCATGTTCACTCAGGACGGGACTAACATGTATTACCTGTATTGCAATCTTACGCCGCAGGTTAATGCGACTGGTATCACTTGGGGCATAACTACGACGGTGGTGTAGCGTGACCACGATTCAAGACACACTGACGTACGCGGATGGCCGTTTGGTGAACGGTCAGGTCGTGGTGTCCTGGCCCGCCTTCCAGAATAACGGCACGCCCGTAGCTGGCGGCATGCAGATTTTCCCGATTAGCAATGGCGTTGTCAGTATTAACCTTTATTCCAACGTTAATGCGCGTCCGACGGGCGTGTATTACACGGCCCTTTATGAGTTGGAGGAGGGGGCGCTCTACACCGAGTGGTGGATTCTTCCCAACTTACCGATCGTAAGCCTGGGGCAGGTCAGGATCGCATTTCCGGCTACGCCGAGCGCGATGATCAGCGCGGAGCAGCTTACTAGTGCTGGTGCCACATATGGGCAATTCCTGGGCTGGAATGGGTCTCACTGGGTGCCGATGAACCCGACTCTGATCAACTATACTCCCAATACTATCGGCCTGCTCCTGACCTCGACGATGGGCTCCGACTTGAGCGTTACCGGCACGCCGGCTACGCTTGGCGGAAACCTGGGACTGAATGTGCCCGATGCCGGTCCCACCTCGCGCGGCGTGGTGACGACCGGCGCGCAAACGTTCGCTGGTGCGAAGACGTTCAGCGGCGGCATCAATGTTTCCGGCAGCAGCAGCATCGCTGGCTATGTGCCGACTACGCGTCAAATTCTTACGGGCTCCGGTTTGACTGGCGGGGGCGATCTTAGCGCCGACCGCACCCTGAGCGTAGTAGCCAACAGCGTCAATCAGAAGGTTCAGGTGCTTCAGGCTGGCGCGTTGATCGGCACGCGTCACGCCGTCAATCTGCTGGCCGGAACTGGCATCAGTTTAACCGTCGCTGACAATACGGGGTCCGACTGGGTGGACGTTACTGTAGCTTCGACAGGCGCTGCTTCGCCGGTTCTCAGTGTCTTCGGCCGCACCGGAGCGGTTGCGGCGCAGAGCGGCGACTACGCTGCTTTTTATGTGCCTTTGACACGGCAGGTGCTTGCGGGCAGCGGTCTTGCCGGTGGTGGTGCGTTGTCCGCTGATGTGACGCTGAGCGCGGTACCGATGAGTGCATCGGGCGTGGGTCATGCGGCTGGTATCGTTCCCGATCCAGGTCCGACGGCGGGGTCCGCTAAGTTTTTGCGTGAGGATGCGAGCTGGAACACGCCGACGGCGGTGCAGGTAGGGGCGGTGCCTACGACCACGCAGGTCATCGCGGGTTCGGGACTTTCCGGCGGCGGCGCACTGAGCACCAACGTTACGTTGGCCGCCGTGCCTATGGGGCCAAGTGGAGCATCTCATGCTGCGGGGATCGTGCCGGACCCTGGAGCCACTGCTGGAGCCGTAAAATTTCTCCGCGAAGATGCGAGCTGGGCCGTACTCGTAAACTCGTTTAATGGCCGAACCGGGGCGGTGCTGCCAACCGCTGGCGATTATACGGCAGCACAGGTTGGTGCCGTTCCCACTACGCGTCAGGTCATTGCCGGCACAGGTCTCACGGGTGGCGGCGCGTTATCCGCCGATGTGACGCTTTCGGTTGTCAACGACACGACGACGCAGCGGGTCGAGGCGGCGCAAGCCGGAACCTTAGTCGCGGCGCGGAAACAACTGAACTTTATCGCGGGTGCGGGCCAGACACTCAACGTGGTGGACAATGCCGCCTCGAACCGCGTCGATATTACGATCTCCAGCAGCGGCACGGGGCCGGCGACAAATTCCATCTACGCGGTAGACGGCGCGGTAATCGGTACACGCCCGGAACTTAACCTTATCTCGGGTACGAACGTCACGCTCTCCGGTGCGGACAGCTCGGTTAATAATCGTGTAGATGTCACGGTTACATCGACCGGCGGCGGAGCCAGCCCGCTGACGACGAAAGGAGATGTCTACGTATTCAGCACGGTGAATGCCCGTTTGCCGATAGGAACGGACAATCAGGTACTGACCGCTGACTCAACGCAGACGACGGGACTTCGGTGGGCCACGCCGACTGCTGCTCCGGTTAGTTCGGTTTTTGCCCGCACAGGTGCCATCACGGCGCAGAGCGGCGACTATGCGGCTTTCTATGTGCCGGTCACCCGGCAGGTGCTTGCCGGTACGGGACTCACTGGCGGCGGGGCACTGAGCGCGGATGTGACGCTGACCGCGAAAGCTATGGGCGCTTCCGGCGCAAGTCACTCAGTCGGCATTGTGCCTGATCCGGGTGCGACGGCTGGTTCCAGTAAGTTCTTGCGTGAAGATGCCACTTGGGCTACTCCTACTGCGGCGCAAGTGGGTGCGGTGCCGACAACTACGCAGGTGGTCGCAGGAAGTGGTTTGTCCGGCGGCGGAGCATTGAGCGCCAATGTTACTTTGACCGCTGTGCCTATGGGTGCGTCGGGCGTGAGTCACGCGGCAGGGATCGTTCCTGATCCAGGATCGGTTGCGGGCTCTACCAGATTTCTTTGTGAGAATGCTACCTGGACAGCGCCTCCGTCTGCCCCGGTAACCTCGGTCTTTACCAGAACTGGTGCCATCACGGCGCAAAGCGGTGACTACGCTGCTTTCTATGTGCCCTTGACTACACAGGTCATAGCAGGTTCCGGCCTGTCGGGAGGCGGCGCGCTGAGCGCAAATGTCACGTTGGCCGCAGTACCTATGGGCGCGAGCGGTGCGGGCCACGCGGCGGGTATCGTTCCTGACCCTGGCGCGACTGCTGGTTCGACTAGATATCTTAATGAGAATGCCACCTGGGCCACGATCACGGCGGCCCAAGTAGGCGCGGTACCTACTACTACTCAGGTAATTGCGGGTGCGGGGCTTTCAGGCGGCGGCGCGCTATCGGCCAATGTAACGTTGACTGCGGTGCCGATGGGCGCATCCGGCGCGAGCCACGCAGCGGGCATTGTCCCCGACCCAGGCGCGACGGCTGGCAGCACTAGATATCTCTGTGAGAATGCCACCTGGGCAACGCCTGCGGCGGGCGGCGGCACTCCAGCGGCTCCGGTGGGCTCTGTGCAGTTCAATAATGCGGGCGCGTTCGGCGGCAGTGCAAATCTGACGTGGGATATCACGAATTCGCGGCTGGGCATCGGCTATGCGACTCCTGCTGTTCCTTTGCATGTGTTGGGAAATGTCAGCAGAGAGGTTGCGAGGTTCCAAGGTGCGACTGATCTAAGCAACAATCGCAACTTCGTGTCTTTCTACAGCACTAATAATTCCTATTGGTGGGAAATATCGAATCAAGATCCTTCTGGTGGAGGTACGACTAACGGTCTGGCTTTTCGCGAACGGTCGGGAGCCGATCCTTCCGTTGTCAGAATGCATCTGGCGCAAGGCGGCAATGTCGGCATCGGCACCGCGAGCCCGAGCGCTCTGCTCGATGTCGCGGGATACATACGAACCACTAGTTTGGGGGCGTCAGCACCGACTACGGGTGCGGGCTTGGAATTGGCCTATGGCACCGGTTCTGGATATGTACAATGTTATGATCGCGGCGCGTCTGTCTTCAAGCAATTGAATCTTAGTGGCGCACCTGTGGTAGTAGGCATAAATCAAAACGGGACGAACAGCGCGCCGATCATTGCATGCGGCATTAGCACGAATGGAGATCCTAATTTTACGGGGAACTATCAGTTGTATTTTTTTAATGCCACTTCAACGCTTTACATTCGCGTGAGGTGTTCTGACGGCGTTACCAGGCAATCAGGGTTAACTCTTGCTTAAGGAGGAACTGTGACTTACGAAGAATCCAGCGCATTGATGGTCGATAGCGCCTTCAAGGGCAAGGTAAAGGTGGCATGTTTGAAATATGCGGAGAGCATTATGATCGAGCCCTCCGATACGGTGGCGCATAACTCCCGACTGCGCTGGGCGCGGGATGCATTTCAGGAGCCCGACACCATAGCCATGCGGATTCAGCAACCTGTGGTGATGGACCCAGCTATTCAGTTGGCGGGGGCAGCGGCGAGCGATGACATTATTCAGGGCGCGGTCGAGGCGACGGTGAATAAGTTGATTTAAGGAGAAGATGCATGAAGCTGTCACTGGATCACACGCAGCGCTTGAACCTGCACGCTCTCATGGGCGCGCAGCGCACTACGGTGGATGAGGTGCGGATGTGGTGGCGGCTGCAGGACATGATCGACCTGAGCCCGGAGGAGCGCAGGACGATCAATTACCGCATCGAAACCCTGGGCGGTATGCAGCAGCCCACCTGGGATGTAGATAAGCGGCTCGATCCGCGCGAGTTCGAGTTCAGCGCGGACGAGTTCAAGAAGCTGGAACGAATCATCAAAGAATGGCAGTCTGGTTTCTTCGCTTCTGCCGATCGTCGCTGGCTGGAGCCTCTACTTATACAACTCGACCGCGCCAGCATGAACGGAAATGCCCTTACAGAAACTCCAGTTCAAGCCCGGAATTAACAGGGAGAGCACTGAGTACTCAGTCAGTGGTGGCTGGTACGACTGCGACAAGATCCGCTTTCGCTCCGGCTATCCCGAAAAGATCGGTGGCTGGTACGCTATCAGCTCTACGCCGTTTGAGGGCGTCTGCCGGCACATTCATCAGTGGTCCTCGCTCGAAAGTGAGCGCTATGTGGGCTTGGGTACCAGTTCGCACCTATATATTCTGTGGAGTCAGAACTACTACGACATCACGCCGCTGCGTGCGACACTCGCGCTAGGCACCAATCCCTTTACCACCGGCACGCTGGCTACGACGAGTATGCGGGTGGCTGCTACTTCTCACGGGGCCAAGGCTGGAGACTATGTGGTCTTCCAGGGCGCGACCGGATTTGATGTTTACGCGCCTGCCGATCTCAACCGGGAGTTTCAGGTTGCTACGGTCGTGGATGCCAACAACTTCACGATTACGATGGACAAGCCTAATGCTACGGCCAGTCTGGCCGGCGGCGGTGCGGCGGTAAGCGCCCTGCTGCTGATCCAGCCGGGGTTGGATGATGCCACTATCGGCCAGGGCTGGGGTATCCCGCCCTGGGGTGGTACGGCTCCTGGGGCGGGCATTTCGACGGGCTGGGGCCAGCCTTTTGATCCCACGCAGCTCGATCCGGCGAATCCTACGGTGAATCAGTTGCGGTTGTGGGATCTGGATAATTTTGGGGAAGACCTAGTCGCGAACTTGCGTGGCGGCCCTATCTATTACTGGCACCAAGCCGCTGGTCTGGGTCAGCGGGCGGTGCCGCTTACACAGGCGATTACGGTGGGCTCTACCACTTTTACGCCGGTCCAGGTGCCAACGCAGGCGCGGCAGGCTCTGGTCAGTCCCAATGACCGGCACTTGATTGCATTTGGTTGCGACTGGCCGGAGACGGGCATCAATACTGCGGACTTGTTGTTGGTGCGCTGGTCAACGGAAGAGGATGCTTACACTTGGCAACCGCTGCGCACTAACTCGGCAGGCAGTCAGCGCCTCAGTGCGGGCTCCTACATCATCTGCGCCATGCGCACCCGGCAGGAGATTTTGATCTGGACTGACCTCGGTTTGTGGAGTCAGAAATATATCGGCGCGCCCTATTACTTCGGCTTTGATTCGATTGCGGAAGGCCTGTCTATCATCGGACCGAACGCGGGCATCAACGCGGGCAACGTCGTCTATTGGATGGACAGGGGTCTCTTTTACGCGTATACCGGGCAGGTGCAGGAGCTGCCCTGCGCGCTTAAGGATTTTGTCTTTAACGATTTCAATTATCTTCAGGGCTATAAGGTGTACGCGGCGCACAACCACGCTTTTTCGGAAGTGACCTGGTTTTACCCGAGCACCGCGTCAATCGAGAATGATACCTATGTTACTTACAATTACAACGATCAGGTTTGGACTAAGGGGACGTTAGAGCGCACGGCGTGGTTGGATATGGGCCGGGCTAATTATCCGGTAGCTACTGACCGGGTAAATGGTTTGATCTATTACCATGAGTACGGCGATGACAGCAATGGCTCGCCCCTGCCAGCCTATATTGACTCTGCCGACATCGATATCGATGGCGGCGAACATTTTTTATTCGTTTCTCGCTTGATCCCTGATGTGACGTTTCGCGGCACCGCCGAGCTGCAGGCCGTGGGGGTTACGGTCTTTACCCGCAGCGCGCCCAGTAAGCCGAAAGCAGTGGCCGCGCAGATCCAGGTTACGCCGAACTCAGCCGAGCAGTACATCCGGGTGCGTGACCGGCAGATTTCGATTCGCGTGGAGTCCACCGACCTAGGTGTGGGCTGGCGGCTGGGCACGCTGCGCACCGACATGCAGCCGGATGGGAGGCGTTGATGGCCAGGATCGTCAAGCAGAACCTGCCGCAACCGCCGCCGCAGTATGACCAGGAGTATGTTGCACAGTTGGCTAATGCCGTGAACCGCTACATGGTCCAGCGGGAGGCGCAGGGCGAGGTGATCGCGGCTCGCTTTGTGATGACCGATCCGGTCATGATCCCTGGTGACCTGCCGGATACCAGCACTCTGGCGACAGGGACTCAGTATCTGGCGGCCACCTCACAGGCGGCGGATGACACGGTCCTGCATCAGTCCTGGGCTACGGCCACCATGACCTTGACGACTACGGCGCAGAACATTCCCGGCTGCACCTACACGCTGCAGCGCAATGGCAGGTTCTTGCTGATGGCTACGTTTGATTTCAACGTGGTGGGCAATGAGCAAGGCGCGACGTTGTATGGAGGCGTCACCGGCTCATCGCATCAGGCGTTCATAGACACTTCATCCAAAAGCGGGCGCAACAGTGTCGGCGTGCAGGGTATTTTCCAGGGTACCAGCGGTCAAGTGGTCAGCCTGACCGCGTACAAAAGCGGCGGCATCGGCACCAGCTACACCGGCACCGAATGCAGCTTGACCTTGGTCTGGGTGGAGGGTGCGCCTGTCGCCGGCGGGTTTCTGACGGTGGTGAAAACTTCGGACGTATAACTATGAAACTCTCGATTTCTACTATTTCCAATCCAATGACCAAGCTGCGCAAGAAGCTCGAGCCAAGCGCCATGGAGCACCGCTTCCGCATGCCCGGCATGTCGAGTGGGCTGGGCTCACTGAGGAGGACAATGCCGCATCTGCGGCCGGCGATCCATCTGCAGTACGGAGGTGATCCGATCGATCAGCTCTACGCTTCCCAGCGCCGGAATCTGTACAACCCGGATCCGATGGGGCGGCAGGTATTGATGGCCCTGCGAAACATGGCCGGCCGCTATCAGAGCCCGGACTTTCGTGCGTTCCCCGGCTCGACGTACCAGCTTCCGTATGCGGACGGTGGGCCGGCGCCGGATGACGATGACGACCTCTCCTCTTTAATAGGTTCCGCGGACAGCGATCTTTCCGAGCCCGATCAGGAGGACAAGCAGCTTGTCATCGAAGCGATGTTGGCGCTCGAGGGCCGGCATCCGAATCCCGAGGAGGCCATCCAGCGCTTCGTCGAGGTCTTCGGCAAGGGCGCGCTCAAAGAGTTGCAGATGCTGGTAGCGCAACAGCGCGGCCAGGATGAAGACGAAGAGCCTTCGTCCGGCGAGGAAGAAGAGGAGCCGCAGCCGCAGTCGCAGTCGCAGCCGGAAGATGATGAGGAAGAAGAGGAAGAACAGCAGGCCGGCGGCGGCTTGCTGCGCGGTCCGGGTTCGGGTCAATCGGATCAAATCGAGGGCTCGACCCCGTCTGGGCGCAAAGTGCTGCTCTCTGATGGCGAGTACGTGATCGATGCTCCCACCGTCGCGGCCCTGGGCGACGGTTCGACCAGCGCCGGCGCCGCCCGGCTGGATGAGTTTCGCAAGCAGATCCGCCAGCAGGCCTACGGCTCGGCGAAGCAGGCAAAACCGATGGCCCGCGGCGGCCGCGCCATCACGGTGGAGTTCGGCATTTGATTGAGGAATATGGAGTTATAAGGGAACTGCGGGCCCATGTCAGCGGGATCGAGGAGGAAATCCTCAAGGGCGACTTCCGCGAATTGGCCGACTACAAATACCATTGCGGTCTAGTCTGTGGTATACATTACGCCATGCAGGTTATTGAAGATAAAGCCCGGGAAAGTGAGGAGAAAGAATGAGCACCCGGGCTCTGCCGACGATGTTGCCACCGGCTGAAGATATCAAAGGGGTTCTTCGTCCCACTGGCTTCAAAGTGCTGGTATTCGTGCCTCCCATGGAGCAGAAGATGCGTAGTGGGCTTTATCGCACCGAGCGAAACCGGGAGCTGGAGGAAACCGCTCAGGTGATCGCGCAGGTGATCGAGCTCGGGCCCGAGGCGTATAAAGATGATAAGCGCTTCCCCTCCGGCGCCTACTGCAAGCCTGGAGATTTCGTGGTTCTGAGGCCCTATTCCGGTACACGTTTTATCCGCAACGACACCCCGTACGAATATCGCCTAGTCAATGACGATTCGATCGAAGCGGTCTTGGCGGACGAGGCCGATCCGACCGAAATCGCGAGAGCAAGCTGATGGCTGACGAAGCGACTCAGACAGACGGCGGCGAAGATATCGTGGTCGAGGTCGACAAGGACCGCTCGCCATGGCCGCGGGGACTCTCGGAAGAGGAGATCGCGCAGAAGACCACCATCCCCGATGATGAGGTGGCGCGCTATGCCGACGAGGCCAAGCGCCGTATCCAGGGCCTGCGTATCGCGTTCAAGGAAGAACGCGCCAAAGCCGAGCAGCGAGGGCGCGATGCCAGTACCGCGGCTAATTTTGCCGAGCGGGTCTATCGAGAGAATCAGCAACTCAAGGAGAATTTATCTCGCGCCGAGACGGCCCTGATCGATCAGGCTACGCAGCGGGCGGAGAACGAATTTGCGCAAGCGCAATATAAACACAAGCAAGCCTTCGTTGCTCAAGATCCCGATTTAATCACGACCGCCAGTGCTGACATGGCGCGCGCCGCCGCGGAAGTCGATCGCCTTAAGATTCTGAAGCCGCCGCCGTTCCTACAGGAAGCGCCGCCGGCGCCGCAGCCGCAGCCGCCCAGTCCGCGCGTGCAGGCCTGGGTGGACGCGAATCCCTGGTGGAAGACGAATGAAGAGATGCGCCAGCATGCATGGAAGACGCACTCCCATCTGGCAATCGATGGCATCACCGAGCAGTCTGACCCGGATACTTATTTCCGGCTGATTGACGAAGAGATGCGTAAAAAGTTTCCTGATAAGTTTTCTGAGCGGCCGACCGAGGGCCGTTCCCGTCCGGTCGCGGTAACCGGCGGCCAGCGCAGTAATGGTTCAACTACCCTCTCTCCCGCCGGCAAACGCGTGGTTCACCTGAACGAATCACAAGTACGCCTGGCCGCAAGACTGGGGTTGACCCAAGCGCAGTATGCAGAGCAGTGGCTACGAGAGCAAGAGGAGCAGGCAAGAGGAAAAGCGCAATGACACCAGACAGCCGAACCCCGCGCGAGCAAGACGACCGCGCCGCAAGTACGCGTGCGATGACATGGCGCCCGCCCTCGACCTTACCCGATCCGCATCCCCGACCCGGTATACAGTTTCGCTGGGTGCGCGTGTCCGTTGGAGGTCACCCTGACCCGCTTAATCTCAGTTCTGCTCGCCAGGAAGGGTGGGAGCCAGTCCGAGCCGTTGACTATCCAGAGCTCGAAATCCGCCCCGATCGTGACTCCCGCTATCCTGATTCGATCGAAGTTGGAGGCCTGCTGCTGTGTTGCGCCTCCATAGCGATGATGAAGCAGCGCACCGACTATTATGCTGACGTGACCAAACGTCAGATGTCAGCGGTGAACGACCAGCTCGACCGCGAGCAGGATCCGCGCTTAGGCATCGTGACTCGGTCGCACGAGAGCAAAATCGGTTTCGGTCCAGAGTCGCGTCGCGAAAAGTGACCTGACCGAACCTCAAAGAAAATAAGGAGCAATTCCGCATGGCCCAAGTTGCAGGGCCCTACGGTTTGCGCGTCGTCAAGCTTATTGGAGACCTGCCGTTCAGCGGCGGGATGCATACTTTTCCTCTGACGGCCAACCAAACCACGGGCTATTTTTTTGGTGATCCGGTCGGTCTGCTGGGTGGGCAGCCGGTTCCAGTTACTGTAAGCCCCACTACCACGGCAGCCAATAACGTGATCGGCGTTTTCATGGGCTGTTCGTATCAGGATCCGGTGCGCGGATTCGTCAACAGCCAATTTCTGGGCGCCAATGCGATCAGCAATGGCGCTACCAACGTGAAGTTGAAGATCGCTGATTATCCGCACTTGGTGATGCAGATCCAGGCGAATGGCTCGATTGCCGCCACGCAGATCGGAATGAACGCCGGCATGATTATTGGTGCGGGCAGCATAGCTACCGGCAACAGTACGATGGCCCTGGATTCGGCCTCAGTAGCTGTTACCGCTACTCTCGGTTTACGCATCTATGATTTCGTTTACAATGCATCGCCTTCGCCGGGCGCAAGCTCGATTCCAGGCGATCCGTTTACTGACGTGCTGGTGACGTGGAACTTCGGTGTTCACCGTTACCTGGATGGGTTAGGTCAATAAGGAGTAAATGCCATGGCTATCTCTAGAGCGCAATTACTGAAAGAGCTGGTGCCGGGCCTGAACGCCTTATTCGGGCTCGAATACAAACGCTATCCCGAGGAGCACAAGGAGATCTTTCAAATCGAAAACTCTGAGCGCTCGTTTGAGGAAGAAACGAAGATCTCGGGCTTCGGGCCCGCCCCGGTCAAGCCGGAAGGCTCGGCCATCGCTTACGATGAAGCGCAGGAGACCTATACCAGCAGGTACACGCACGAAACCATTGCCATCGGTTTCAGTGTGACCGAGGAGGCGTTCGAGGATAATCTGTACGACTCACTCAGTGCAAGGTATACTCGCGCGCTGGCTCGCTCTATGGCCCACACCAAACAGGTCAAAGCTGCAAGCGTGCTCAACAACGCGTTCAGCGGTTCGTTCAATGGTGGCGACGGCCAACCGCTGTGCTCCACCTCGCATCCGTTGGTGCTGGGCGGTGCATTCAACTCGAACACTACGGCGACGCCGGCCGACTTGAATGAGACGAGCCTGGAAAACGCCGCCATTCAGATTGCCGGCTGGCTGGACGATAGGGGTCTGTTGATCGCAGCTAAGCCGCGCAAGCTGATCGTGCCGGCGGCACAGAGCTTCACCGCTACGCGTCTGCTTAAGTCGCAGTATCGCCCCGGCACCGCCGATAACGATATCAATGCGATTTTTACGAACGGCACAGTCCCCGAGGGATACTTCGTGAACCACTGGATCACCGATCCAAAAACGTGGTATCTGGTCACTGATGTCCCGAACGGATTAAAACATTTCATTCGTGTTCCGTTGAAGCCGGATAATGACGGAGACTTTGACACCGGGAACCTTCGCTATAAGGCACGCGAGCGCTACTCGTTCGGCTGGTCGGATCCGCTAGGTGTATACGGCACGCGAGGAACCTAAGTGGCAGTTACTCTCACGCCGTTCAACACGATCTCACTGACACTCAACGTAGCTCAGCAGTTGGTGTCCGCGATCGGCGGGCACCATCAGTACTACATCATCAACCTGGGCACGGGCAACCTGTACATTAAGCAATCGAGCGCACCTACGGGTACCGGCGATGCGAATGCCCTGAAGATCCCGGCGTCCAACACGAATCTGATCCCGATCTGGGTGCCCAACGGGAATACGGGGATCTGGGTCATGGCGGATGCAACCGGGGCCATCAGTGTGATGGATCAGGGCGTCCGCTAATCTTCGGGCGGGGTCTCTCCTTGGTAAATCTCGGGGGTGGATCCCGCCCGTTCTACGCTGGCGGCGGTGATGTGGGAGGAGCCGCCGAACAGCTCATTCAGCATCTGCGCTTTCCACGCAGCCCACGGGCGGCGCCGCTCCAGCACCTGCCCGCAGTTCCTGCATAGCAGTACGGTCCACATGCCGCGCTTCTGCTCTTCCTCGCCGACGTGCTTGCGCCCCACTACATCGCCGCACCATTCGGTCTCGCCCCACGGAATCATTCGGGCGGCGCCGGCGGTGGCATCATTGCCTGCCGCTGTTCACTCTCGATGCGCAGGTGCTCGAGTGCGGTATCGCGCTGGTGCTGGATATCCTTGGCCTGATCCGTGGCTGCCGAGCGTTCTGTGGAAGCCTGCTCGGTGATTCCATGCCGCAGGTTCTCGGCGTCAATCTGAGCCGCGGTCTGACGCTCCTGGGAGGCAATTTTCATCTGATCGGTCTGGCTCTTTTGCGTCAGGCGAGCGGCTTCCAGTTGCACCTTCGCCTGGTCAGTCTGGGCTTTCTGCTGGGCCTCCTGCTGTTTCAACTGCAGCTCCGCCCGCTGCTGTTGCACCACTGGGTCCTGCTGTGCTTGTTGGTTCTGTTGTGCTTGCTGCTCGGCCTGATGCTGTTGGCTGACCTTCTGTGCTGCCTCAGCTAACAGGCTCGCCATCTGGTGTTCGACCTCAGGCGGTAACTTAGTGCCGATCGAGGGCAACGGCACGCCCAATTGTTTCTGCATTTCATCGCGGTACTGAAACGCCAGGTGCTCGGCGATGTGGGCGGCGCCGGCCGACTGAATCGAGGGCGCCAGTGGATTCTGCTGCAAGGCCTGGGAGAGCTTCGGATCCTCGGCCAATAGCATGTGACACTGCAGGTGTGCGCCGTGGTCCTGCCACTCAAACGCTCTTACGGGCTTGCTGGTAAGCAGCGCCATGTTTTCCGCGACGGGATCCATGGGCTCGACTGCGGTCTTGTCCGGTACGATTTCGCCGGCATTGTCGACGCCCAGCACCTCGAGCATGGAGCGGTGCAGCAGCGGCAGGTTGTACAATTGTGGCGCCTGTGCCGATAACTGCAGGGCACTCTGGTACACCATGACACGTTGCGCCATAGTCGAAGCCGCGGGATCTGACACCGGTACGATCGAGAGCAGTTGGTTGTAGTCGTCTGCTTTGGCGCTCGGTGGCATCCGGTTGGCCGGCTGGTAGTCGTACGCGGGCGGCGTGTTGTCGCGGATGATCTCAGCAATCAGGGTGAGCTCTCTACCGAGCGCCGTATGCAGTCGGGCATACACCGCGGTGATGACCTCGGTGGCGCGCTCGATCAAAGCTAACATGGTCCCTACGGGGGCGTTCTGCGTGCTGGTCGAGAGATCTAGGTCCGCGATCGAAGCGAAACTCTTGCCTTCGTCCACCAACATCTTGAATAACTCAAAGAGCACGGAAGACGGTTCCTTGTAAGGAAGCGAGAAGATCGAGTCTGCGATTTTCCCCGCCGGCACGTCGGCATCCCTCCACTCACCGGGGTGAATCGGATCATTGTCTCCTTTTATGCGTAGCTGACGGGACTTCAGCCCGCCGGGCAGATTGGCCAGCGTGCCGGCATCGACCAGTTGCCGCAGCAGCGAGGTGCAGCCGGCACCTATGCCGCCGATCAGATGTACCAGCCCGAGCGCATACGCGCCTTTCCAGGGGACATACCGGTAATGCACGAACGTCATCACTTTGGTGTGATCAGGATCCTGCTCGCGCCAGTTGCGGTAGACAGACAGAATGCGATGACTGTCTACCTCGAGTGTCACTACGTACGGATAAGGCTCGCCCTCGATGTCCAGGTCCGCGTGTGTCTCCCACAGAGTGACTAAGTCGGAGTGGGTATAGGAAGGGTGCAGGCCTCCCAGGCGAACGACCTTCTCTTCGATCCGGTTGTCGGGCAGGACTGGATTGCGGCTCAGCTCAAAGTCGCGGTAAAAGTTTGTGCGCTGCAGGCGCTTCACATCTCCGTAGGATTTGCGAATGACATGGGTGTATCGGGGGCAGCTCTCCAGGTTCGGAAATCCATACGGCATGTAAAAATCAGCGCTCGGCACAAACTGCGCGAATGGTCTGCGGAGCAGAGTGTCGTAATAGACTTTCTTAAACGCGCTGCCATCGAGCGGCAAAGCAAACAGCATCTGCTCGGTTTCGTCTCTATATTCTGGCATGCGCTCGGTCAGCCAGTAGTTCAAGTCGGCCGCTACCCGCTTGGCCTGTTGCAGCTTTTCTTCTTCCGCGTCGCCGATCAATTTTGCGCTAGCCGGACCTTCCGGTGGGAACAGGCGGGTGACGGCTTTCGACTGGAACCGGACTGCGGCCTCGAGTAGCATCGGGTGCACGATGCCACAGGCGCCCTTCCACGGCTGGTCGCGCTTCTCCTCCTTGATTCCGAGCAGGTCCATCCCTCTGGCCACGGCCTCTTCCCATTCCTTGCGCGACGTCTTGTCCTCTTCGACCGCGAATCGCAGATCGTTCGCAATCGATTGCAGGGTGCCCTCGGGCAGGTACTCGGCCAGGTTGGCGTTAAAGGGCGCCCCTTCCAGCGCCTTCTGCACGGGATCGAACGCGCCCGAGAACTCGACTTCGACGGTGCCATCGGGCAGCGTGGTGGTGACCGGTCCGGGCACCTCGAGCGTGGCTCCGTAGGTGCCATTGGTATAGGGAAGCAGCGGCCGGTCGATCATGGGTAAAGTATACCGCCCATGGATGTTAGGCTACTGGCGCACTACAGATGTGGGAAAACGCGCAATTTCATAGGGCATTGCCTTGATTTATGCAGAATTTCACATGAAGATAATGCATTACGTGTGCATCGTGGCGTGAGCGCAATAATCACGCAAGGAGGAAAATGGTGTGAAGACGATGGAACCGCTGTATTCCACTAAGGAAGTGGCGGAGCGTCTGGGGTTCTCGGTTGATTGGGTCCGGCGCACGTTTCGGAAGCGCAAGGGTGTGGTGCGGGTCTCCGGCAAAGATCTGCGGATCCCCGAATCGGTGTTGGCGAATTTCATTCAAGAGGCAGCGAATGGAAGCAGAAATAAAACGGACGATAAGCGAAATCGAGCGCGCGCATGATCTGCTGGTCTGTCTGATCAAGCTGAAGGATCTGGGGGCGCCGATGACCACGGAGCTCTACAACAACATCTGCGATTCCGCGTCGGTGCTCTGTTGGCTGCTGGGCCACAAGCTGAATGATTCGTTTGCCGAGAATCTGAAATACGTGGAGGAGCAGCTTGCCGATCACGACCTGGACGTGGATCAGGCGGGCGAATTGCTCCGGGCAGCGCCGCACTGCGGGCGGGTGCAGTGATGGACGACAACAGCATTCTGCACGGCAGCTATATCACTTTCCCGGACGAACCCCGCATCTGCCGGCGCTGTGGCGGCAGCGTCGACATCATGGGTACACTCTGCCGGACTTGCCTGACAGCGGATAGCGACCGGGAGGTGATGCGTCTTTCGGGCGAGATCCTGCAGATTAATCCCACGCGCATCCTGGGAGTGGCCCGCGACGAGAACATGCAGCGGCACCTGGTGCGGACCGGTTATCCCAACACGGCGTGGTGCGGGGCGAAGTTGAAAGAGGCGCAGAAGAATCGCCTGAGGGGCACGCTCGATGCCCTGCCCGATGGCGTCTGCCTGACTTGCCGCGGTCTGGCCCACCGCGCACGGAAAGGAGAATTCAAGTGACGCTCCGTTTGATCTTCCTCATTCTGGCATTCGTTTCATTTGTCCTATCCGCGCTCGGAGTATCGACGCCGCGCGGCAATCTGATGGCGGCCGGGCTGGCCTTCTGGGTCCTGGCTGGGATCGCAGGCGCCCGATGACGGTGGTGCTCGGAGTAGCGCTGCTAGTCGTGATTGCCCTGATCGTAGATCTCATAGCGCATCGCCGGAAGTTCGATCGGGGAGATATGCGCCACATCGTAGGGGCGCCGCGGTGGTGGCGCGAGGATTGTGAGGTCCCATGGCAGTACGACGATTTTCCTCGGCCCAGGTCCTGAAGCTGGTCGAGGGGGCCGAGGCTGTAGCGGAAGCAACCGGGCTGAGCGTAAGCGAGGTCTGTCGATTGGTGCTAAGTGAGCCGGCCGCAGAAGCCACTGAAGATGCCGTTCGGGCAATATCGCGGGCGGCTGGTTAGCGACTGCCCCGCCGATTACCTGCGCTGGCTGATTGAGCACATCGCGTTGTCCGGCAGACTCGACTTTGCCGTGCGTACGGAATTGATGCGGCAGGGCTATTTCTCGGAACCGAAACCCGATGAGTGAGCAGGCAGAGAATCCCGAACGCGTCTCGGTACGGATCGCGCGTGGCGTGATCGATTACCGTGTCATCAGCCGGCGGGAAAGCCTGTACGAGGTGCTGCGCGTGCCGGGCCAGGAGGAAAGGAACTAGTGAAGAACGTAGCTAAATTCGATTACGTCACGCTAGATATGGGCTTGCGCGCCTTCCTGCTGGACCGCGCGGAGCGTATTCATAACCTGGCGCGCATGACCGCGACGGGCATCGTGCAGGTTGGGCAGGCGTTGACAGAAGTGAAGCAGCGTCTTGGGCATGGCCGATTCCTGGAGTGGCTGGGGAAGGAATTCGGCTGGAAAGAGCGGACGGCTGAGAATTTCATGACCGTTCATGCCCGGTTCAAATCCGCAAATTTTGCGGATTTGTCCATCGACGTTTCTGCTCTCTATCGCATTGCGGCGCCATCCTTCCCCGAGCCAGCTCGGATCCAGATCATGGAACGTGCCGAGAACGGCGAGGTTATTACCCATAACGGTGTGCGTGCCCTGGTGGAGCACTTCGCCGCGACCGGCACAGTGCCGGACGTGAAAGTGAACCTGAAGCAACTGATCGCGGATCGTCGGGCAGTGCTCAATCCTCCCACCATAGAGATAGAGAAGCGCAGTCCGCGACAGGTGGAAGAGGATGCGGAATATCACCGCCAAATGGTCGCTAATGGCAAAGCCAATGCTCAGGTCTGGGATGTGATCCGCGCCATCGAGGCGCTGAATAAAACGGAGCTCTTGCCGGCGCAGGTTGCTAAGTCAATTCTACGTTGGGATACACCGGACAAGGACTACCGGGGCCAGGCCAGCGAAGCGAACAAGTTCCTCAAGCGGGTAGTAATGGAGTTGAAGGTATGACGTTAGTGTACACGCTGTCAGAAGCCATTGATGAAGGATTGCGGGAAACGGGAAACGGGGAAACGCGCTCGGTGATTCGCTGGCTGCAGATGAACCGCCGCCCAGCGCTGGACGACAATTCGCTGATCATTGAAGCCGAGGGTCTAGGTAACCTCATTCGCGCACACCGCAAGAAGAACGTACCGCACACGCCCAACGGTTTCATCCGTAATCTTTGCTTCGATTTTGGCCTGTCTGCGCTCGAGTTAGATGAACAGATCTCCGTGCCTAAGGACGCGCATGACCTGGTCTACGGTCCCTGCGAGTGGCCTGAGCTTAACAACGCCACCGTGGATGACCTCGACAAGCACATTGCCCTGCTCGAAGCGCAAGCCGCGGATATGCAATTTAAGGCGGCGAATTATCGCCAGTTGCGCCAGGCTGCGGCGCAGGTAGTACCCGATCGGACAGACATTCCGCTCCATGAGTTGCGCGCGATTTTGCGCAAACGGAGCGGTGCAGCACCGATTTAAATAGCGTGCGCCGCACTTCCCGGGTTATGATTCCGTCAGTTCCGTCGAGCTGTCGAGGAATGGCGTGAACTACTTCTGCAGGGAGGGCAAGCGATGGCTAAATTCGAGGACTGGGTGCCGAAAGCCCAGGTGATGGACCGCCTAGGCATGTCGGATCGAACGGTGGACCGTTTGGTGGAAAAAGGCAAGTTGAAACAAGCGTACAGGCCGTTGCCCGGCCGGCGACCGTTGCCTGTTTATGATCCCCTGTCCGTCTCCAAGGTGGAAGCAGGGATGGTTAAAAGGGTGCCGGAAATAATGTCTCGAGAGAACTTTGTGCTCGAGCAGGTGAAGGGCGGAGAGATCACCGTGCGGCTGATTGAACCGCACCGGCCGCCAGCGAAGCTTTGCCTGACGCTGGCCGAGGCGGCCGATTATACCGGTCTGCCGAAAGAGTTTCTGTTGCGGCAGATCCGTGAAGGAAGGTTAGTTAGCATCAGAAGTGGCGGGCACCGGATTAGTCGGGTCGCGCTAGAGGAATTCGTGTTGCGCCATTTCGCGTCACGCTGCGGCATTGCCAGAATCACTTCTGCAGAAATCGGTGGCGCCATTCCGCGTCATCACGACGAGATTGTCGGGATGGCTTGAATTGCAAGAAAGTATTGATGGCACGCGGAAGGCTGGTGTATGATTAACGTGCTCTGAAATGGCAAAGGCCAGCGCTCCAACGCTGGCCTTGCCCAAGAAAGGATTGCTCAACTGATGCCACCGAAAGCACCAGGCAGGGGAAGTGTGCCCAGAAGCCCGCTTACCGTACCCATGAAGACTGTACCGCAGAACCACCCCGCAACGCAAGAAGAAAAACTTCATGACGCCCGCGTAAGGCGATGTTCTGCCCGGATGAAGGTTGTCGATAACCTGGACGCCAACGGCCAGTCGTGCAAGATTTCGGATGGGGCACAGCGTCTTTACGCGAAAATCGATGACCGCGCCGGATGGAAAGGCCTGACCTGGGCTAAACCAAAAACCCTGAGCGAAGACCTGAAAGTAACGGAGCGGGAGATTCAGCGTCGCATGAAGGAGCTTATCGCGGCCGGCCATATATTCATCCGTCGAGGCCGGCGCGAGAGGCTTATCTGCTTATCCTGGAATCACATCCAAGATACGACCGATCGGTCGGTTGAAGAATCCTCAACCGACCGTTTGGTCGTTTCTGAAGTTCCTCAACCGACCGATCGGTCGTTTCCCGAGGATCTATCCTTATATGAACCTGTTCTAAAGAAAGAACCAGTGCGCGCTGAAGCGCGCTTCTCTTCCTCTCCTTCCTGTCGTTGCGGAGGGAGTGGGTGGTGGAACTACGAAAGCATCGGGAGAGACGGGGCGGTAAGGAATTCCAGGATCCGCTGCCAATGCCAAGAGCAGGACTGGTCAATAGTGAGTACAGGTGAGAATCGTATGATGCCTAACGTACGAAAGGAAGGAAGCTGAATGTCCACTGATAACAACGTGCTGCGACCCCCGCTGCTGAAGAAGCCGGTCGAGGTCGTCACCAAGCCGGCTGAGCCGAAAGCAAAGCCCAAGCCGAACCCTAATCCGAACGCAAGTCCCTATGAGTCGATAGAGAGTGACGTGCTGCTGTACCGGCAGGCCAAAGACAAGGGGTGCCAGGTCGAGTTCAGCCTGAACGACAGCTCCATAGTGATTGCAACCGTTAAGGGCTGGAGCCGGTTCTCCATATCCCTGGAAACGCCATACGGGCCCATGGTGCTTTACAAGCATGCGATCGTGACGGCCAGGCTGATAATCGATCCTGGAGCCTCCCAGGGCCCGCCACGGCCTATTCTGGAGTAGCAACTTCCCACCCCTGGGTGTGAACTTCACACTCCCAGACGGGAACTTCACACCTGCAAGCGGGAACTTCACACCCGGGCATGGGAACTTCACACCCCCGGATGAGAAGTTCGGCTCGACGCGGAGTGGGAGGAAGCTAACCCCGACCTGTTGGCCGCCGGCTGGGACCGCGACCTGTGGGAAGCCTACGAGGAGGCATTGGCACGCGACGACTGATTACACGGGACTTACGGTTGAACGAAAAGGTGATGGATTACCCTTTGCGTTGTGGCAAAGTTCTGTCACCAAGTGATTGCACGGACGATTGATCCTGCCCTACGGTCTTGCGACATTCCGTGACGGCGGTATAATTGACGGAGTCGACTATCTCGCATTACCTCGAGGCAGTACGCCCGCTAACGGGTGACTGCCTCCTGTATGGCATAATCGATCAGGTAGCTTTCACATGATGGCGGAGGCGGTCAGACCCGGTAGGCTGGTCGCCTCCTGAATCACCCGCATTCGCCCGGCTAGCAGCCAGGCACCGCCCTGGGCATCCGGCCGGCGGAAAATCGTGACAGGATGCCTAACCTCCTTCCAAGCTCTCTAAATGCCGCCGCGCACTGGAGCGGTACGACTGCATTGCCCAGTTGCGCGAGTCTGTCGCGTCGTCCAGCCAGCCATGCGGCAGACCCATCAGCCAGGTCACGAAATCTGGACTCAGCTTCCTCCGGAACATCGCCGCCCTCTGCCATTTCCCATCCTTGAAACGACCACCCTTGCTGTACGGCGAGGGCAAGCGCTCTCTCAACTGCCGACATAGCTGGCGCAAGATGCGGAAATTCCGCCAGAATCGAGGGCCAGCGTGGGTCGGAGGGACCGGGGGCGAAGAGTCCAAGTCCCGCAGGTAACAGTACTGGCTCAGATTCGGCGCATGCTGAAGATCCCGGTTCTCCGGGCTTTCCTCGCTCCTCCAGTCCCGTGAGGCTGGAGTAGGCCAGT